TTGAGACATTTCCGTGGACTTGAACTTAACCCTGAGATCTCCGCGACCAAGCTCAACTTCTTCGTATTCGCTGTTTTTGTATCTCTTGGCTCCGCCATCAAAATCAGGAATTCCTGTATAGCCGCCATTAGTGCCAAGAAAGGCCGCCATGTAGGCAACCCCAATCTCAAAATCAATAGGAAGCTCGTCTTCGGGGGCGTAATAGTAGTCAGCAATAATGCGCCTTGGCCAAGCTAAGCTTTGGTCACTTGCTGCAGGCTGTCCCTTCCAATGCAAGGGATTGATTGCCATTGTTGCAGCAACCAGACTCTGCTCTTTCTGAGTGGTTGTCAGCGTCAGCCAAGCTGCAACGCCAGAGCTTGCTGGCAAATCACTCAGCAAAGTCGTGGCCTTCGCTACCGACAAGTACGAGTTGGCGTCGCTCGCCCCCAGTGTCGATACAAAAGCCATGGCTCATCCTCGTTCAGGAGGCCCGAGAAGGGGCCTTGGGTTTAGGCTTGGCCACGGTGGCCACAGAAGCTGACCCAGGGGCCTCAGGGGCCTCAACAGCGGTCTTCACGGCCGGTATCTCATGGGCCGGTTCAGTCTCCTTGGCAGCGGCAGCCTCAGCAACCGCAAGTTCTACGGCCTCGCGCCGCATTCTGAAAGTACCAGCACTCATTGTTTGTTACCAAATAGTTGAAAGCCCCGGCGAACCGGGGCCATGATCTCAGGTATCAGATCAGATGTAGCAACGCATCTGGGTGATCCGAATGTTGCGGTCATCATCAAACACCTTGACCCAGTTGGCAGGAGTTGCAAGCTCAGCGTTGCTGGGAGCAGCAGCGGCAGAGTTGCCCCTCCAGCTAATGCCGTTCGGGTGAACAAGGTAGTGGGTGCGGTTGATCAGAAAATCAATACCCAGGAACTTGTCCCGATCAGTCTCAACGGGGTTCTTGGCGGGAGCAGTTGCATAGGCAAAAGCGCCAGGGCCGAAGAAGAAGGTGTGATAGATCGGCAGGTTGGTAGCACCGCCGCCACCAGGGCCACCACCGGTGGTCTCGAAAGGCAGCCGGTCATCAACGAAAACCGGGCGACCCAAATAGGTGCCTTTCTCCAACGACTCAGCAGACAGACGGGTGTCAAGCTGAGAAGTGCTCGAAGCAGGAACAATCAGGTCCAGCTTCATCAACGCGTAATACACAGCGGAATGCATCATCGCGCCAGTCAGCTCATCGCCAGCATCACCAAGCTTGGCGATGCTATCCACCATCAAACTCTGGGAAAGCTGAGAGGTAGGGCCACCAACGGCGTGGCTGGTAGCAAGAGGGCCGCCAGTGCCAAACAGACCGTTCAGGATGTTGCGAGTCACGACTTGCATGTCACGAATCCAGTAACGACCGGTGCTGCGGGCAATAGCCTGAGCAGGATCGCTGCCAGAAAGGTCAGCAGCAAGGTCGCTGGACTTCCAGGATTTCCGGCGCATGTTGCGAACGCCAACCTGCAGATCGCCAGCAATTTCCGTGGGGGTAGAAGCCACGGTGTCGGAATCAATCTCCGAATCACCGGTCAAGTCGCCATAGAAAGGCAGGTCGATAGTCTTGCCGCCTTTGACGAATTCAGCTTGGATAGCGGGATTCGTGACCATCAGGCCAGAAGTCACCAGAGCATTTTTGTCGCGGATTTCTTCCTGCTGGTAATCGAGGAAGAGTTCAGGAATAAGGGGAACGCCTGCGAGAAGCATTGTCTTGGGAGCGAGGGAACGAATTTGCGGTTCAGCTTCACAGCACTGCTGTCCTTGCTGCGAGGCACTGCCTCTCTCATCCAAATAGTAGCCAAGAAAAAAGCCGGGGTCTCACTCCCGGCCTGCGTCTCATGACAGCTTCAAACTAAATAAATCGAAGCTTTGTCACAAGCAATAATGTTCAAATCAAGAAAATGCAAACTTGCGATTTGCGATACAAATCAGTTGAGGGTGTAGCCCTTCGCAAGAAAGGCGGCCACCATGGCAGTCCGCTCGCCACCAGTCATCGCAGTGTAGCCAGCAGTTCCGGTGTAGGTGATGATCTTGGTTCCGGTGACCGTGGGGGCAGCGGGAAGCAGCTCATCAAGCTGGGCCTTGGTGAAGGCATCGGGCAGAATGAAGGTCCAGTTCTTCATGCCGCGAGTGCAGAGAACGATGGAGGTCAGGATCTCATCAACTGCAGTTGCAGATTGCCCGCCACGCATGTTCGTGGAAGAGCGGTAGGCACCGGAGACGGTCATTGGATTGAGGCGTGGCTCTAAGGGAAGTCTAAGGCTGACTCGGCATCTTCGATGCCTGACAAAAAACCAAAGCTAAAATACAATCAAACAATTGCTAAGGCTATGGAAAAGCGGACTTGGAATACGCCAGCCAGAGAAAAATGGAACGAACTGATTCACCAATGCTTAAAGGGTATTGACAATCACAATGAATTATATTTCAAAACTTTTGATAGATGGCATTTGGCGAAAGCTGAAGAACTGAGGCGATACGTGACTGAATTAAAGGAAATGATTGCAAGATGTGAGAAATAAAATTATAGTCCATTTTGTCGTATGACTCCAGTATTTTGCAGTTAGCTTAGTTGTAGGCTTGCCCTGTGCATTGTGTCTTGCATAGTAGCTCCTGCGCCTTGCTTTCTCCGCCTTTGTCTTGGGATTGCTGCCAGCGCCCTCAACTCCTTGCTGGCCGAAGCGAATCACCTTATAGGTATCCCCTTCTTTTGCCATCACTACATGAGACTTGGTAGCGTGGCCAGGAGTCTTCTTGGGCTTGTTAACTCCCGAAAGCCCAAGCTCTTTCATCTTGCTTTTAACGCGCTCAGGAACTGCCATGGCCTCGTGGCTGATAGAAACAGCCTAGCGACGTGTCCTGCGCCTGCTGGACGCCAGCCTGCGATTGTCGCCACTTCCTTGCCTCGCCCTATTAACAGAAGGACTCTCTCTTGTGAAGCCACCGCTTGCGGTATGGCTTAGATCATCGCCGCCTTTACCAGCAATTCCCCGAGCCCTACGCTCTCTTGAAAGCTCAGCTCTGTACTTTCTGCGCTCTGGCGTAGAGTGATATTTTTTGTCATAAGCGGCTTTCTTCTTGCGGGCTTCTGGATTGCTCGCATAGAAAGCAGCGGTTCTGCGCTTGTTTTTAAGGGGCTTCGGTGCCATGGCAAAACACTAGCGACGCTTCTTGCGTTTATGCTGGTAGCCGATTTTCTTTGAACTTGTCTTTTCCCGCTTAAACTTTTTCTTTTCTTTTTCGGAAAGCTCTGATGCGGTTTTGGGTGTTTGAGCCGAGACGCGCTTTGTTGGCCTGCACGCTGGATAACCTTTACGTTTTTCACCAGATTTTCTGCCGCAAGGCTTGCCAGTCTTGATGTCAACCCATTTCTCAGCAAACCATCTATCAAGACCTCCTCGTGGTTTATCAGCCATTACCTTTCACCGTGGATGTACGGTATTTGCCACCACGTTTTTTATATTCACGCACTAACCAGCCATTTGCATAAGCGCTTGGATAAACTTTGAACTTGCGCTTGGCCTCAGCCTTGACGCGGGAGTACAAAGCTTTGTCCGTTGGCAAGTTCTTTGTCTTCATTTCTTCATTCCCTTTTTCACTTCCTTTTTGCCAGCCTTCGGCTTTTTCTTTTTACCTTTGTTGGCAGCCATCAGGTAGGAGCTATTGGCGGGCATTGGAAGCAGTCGCAGAGGTATGGAGAAATCGTAGCCAAGAAAAAGGGCGCGACATCGTTGCTCCCTCCCGCTTTACCTGAACGCCTGAAAAGGCGAAAGGGCCCCGGTGCCACCCGGGACCCTTCCTGTTCTGCCAGACCCCGAACCAGTGACACGGAGAGGGGGTCTGGATACCAGCCCGGCGATGCCGGGCCCGTTCGCAAATCTTAGCAGATCAATAGCCAACTGCCCGAGCAAGAATCGGATCAAGATCACCGCGAGCGCGAGCTTGCTGCACAAGTCGTTGCGCATAAGCTTTATCACGGCCAATGATTTCAGCGGCCTTGGTGGCGTTCGCCGTTGACTTCATGAAAGGGTTGTCATTTACCGGCATCGAAGAACGAGAAGTGGGAAGCCCAGAGCCAGAAGCTACAACGCCTGGAAAGTAAATTGAGTATTCGTCATCTTTTTCAAGATTGCTCACTGCATCGGAAACATTAACCGGATTTTCCTCAGGACCATAAACAACGGTTTCGTTGTCGTCTAAAAGTCGAAACTGCTGCCCTTGCAGTGCGTAAACATGGGCAGGACGCTTGCAGCCAGCTTTCTCTAGCTCTTGCAATACCACCGAGCGCTTGAATTCTTCAAGCCTGGCCTTGCGCTCTTGTTGCTTCTCTTTCTCGGTTTGCTGAAGCTTTTCGTTCAGCTTGTCCATCTGCTTCTGCATCGAGGCAAGCTGGGCACGCATGGCCTCTTCTACGGCGCTAGAGGGCGTTCCAGTAGGCGCTGGCTCGCTTGCCTGGGAGACAGGGGCCGCAGGGGCGCCAGGGGCAGCAGAGATGGGCTCAGGGGTAGCCTTGGCCGCCAGCAATGCAGCAATCTGGTCTTCAGCATCCTCGGCATCTAAATCAATGCCAACAGCCTTGGCGAGACGCTCGACACCCTTGCGTTTCACTAGATCAGCCTGCAGGCCCATTTTTGCACGTTCCAGCGCTTGCAACTTCGCTTCACTTTCTTGCAGCTTGGCTTGCAGCTCTTCAGGACTCAGATCAATGGCTTCAAAAGGCACGGAATGAAAGTGTAACTATCTGAAGTGTAGCTCAAGATTCGCTTTCTTCATCCATCGGTTCGGACGGTTCTCCCTCAAACGAGCTGCCAGCTGATTCCTCGGCATCGTTTTGGACGTACAGACGGCGATTGACGTCTTCCCGAGGCGAGGCTGGCTTGACAATTTCCGACCTTCGCTCGGAACCAGTCAGCCCCATCTTATCGAGAAGTGCTTTGATATTGAAGTCATGCATACCCTCAAACATTTCGCCGGCTTCAAGCATCTCAAGGAAGGTGCCGACAGGAATCGCTTCAGAATCCTTATAGAGAGAGCTGATGGCCATAACTTGCTGACTATGAAGTTTAGCGGGAATAAAGTTCTTGCTAATCGTAATCTTTATTTGAGGATAAGCGTCAGCCCTATAACCAGAGGCATACCAAAGCGCCCTGTTAAAGCAATCTTGCAACGATCCAATCAAAACAGCAAGCTGAGAGTCTGACTGCGATCTATCGAGAAGTTTGGCGAAGCCCGACTCTACCTGACTCTTGCCTGGGGCAATTGCAATAGCAGCGAGACGGTCCATTGCGCTTTCGATTCGAGCGAGTTCCTTTAACGTTGTCTCAGCGCCATCCATGCCAGGCGACACCATCCCAAATCTTGCATTTTCATTTTGGCTGAACAGGCTGCGACCAGAGCCAGCATAAATTTCATCGTCTGGTCTGACGCCAGTGCCAGTCAAAAGTGGAGATGAATTCAGGTGGATTGTTTCGGCGAGATCAGAGGAAGTCGCCCAATGATGAAGATTCAGCCTTGCAATGTCAAATAGCAAAGGCCTTGCCCGGCAGAAAGCCTCTTCTTTCCCGCCGTAGCAAGGCACAAAAGGAATGTAGTCAATCGAAAGATAGGTTTCGTTATTCTCCGGCAAAAAGTATTCATGGGGATGGCCGGAAACGCTTTTTTCGTAAACTCGAACTCGCACATTCGAGCCTTCTTCTGGAATGTCATAAACAACAACTGTAGGCACCACTTCTTCGTAATGCTCATTTATAGCACTAGCCCTTCTGATCTCTGACTTAATCCTTAGATAAACGACTTTGGTTTCATAGGACGTAATTCCATTGATCGTAACAGCACCATTTTCATGGCGACAGTCAAGAATATCGTCAACCTTAATAATAGTGAAATATGGCCTCAACCCCATCCTGCGTTGAAGCACTTTATCTGCAGTATTGACTCTGGGGTAGTCAGCCATCAGGCCGGCAACGCCACCATTCAGCGCCTCTGTAAAAAGAGTCTTAGCAAAAGACGTAATTGACTTTCCTTCAAGATTTACATTATCAAAAAAGCTCCTCCATTCTTCTGTTACCTCTTGGGGAAGAATTACGCCCTTCCTCAAAGCCGTACCAACAATAATATCTACATAGTGTGAATAGAAAGGTTCAAAGCAGGTCATCGCTCGCGTCTTGCGAACGTTATAGCTTTCAGGATTTTCTTGATAATCTTTCGGAATGTAACCGTCTATCGCTTCATCAAGATAAAATTCTGGCAGCGTGCAGAATCTGATAGGCAGAATTCTTGAAACTTGTTCTGCTTGGTCGATTGAATATGCGTCTACGTCAGTGACTTCAGCATAAACCTTTTCTGTCTCTGGCTGCCTTCTATCAAAAGGAATGGGCAGATCATCTGCGCCCAGGATAATCGAATTAGGAACGTCGATCGAAGGCACGGAACTACGCCACTGGGTCAATATATCCTAGCAATGCACAAAGGCCTTGAATTTCTTCAAAGCCTTCAAACAAAGTTTCAACGACTTTTTGTCGTGCCCGCCGAAGGGAAGCCGTTGGTGCCCAGCAAGTGTATCACCTCCAACGACCACCATGACCAACTCTGCCTCCAGCACGAGGAAAGACTTGCCAAATCAAATACCTAAGCGCATCTCCGCAGTGTGAATAATCAGCCGTTCCACCCTTGGAAGGCTTCAAGGTCTTCGAGTCATACGACCAGCGCTCTGCAGCGTTAATCGTTTCGTGGCACGTAGTAGCGTTAATCAACACCAGGTTGCGGTGCATGTGAACGTTGGCGTGAGCAAGTGTTTCGGCAATGTAAGGGTTCTTGCGTTCGGCTACAACTTTTACGCCAGCAGCTCTGAGTATCTCATGATCGCTTTGCGTTGAAGACGTGGAATCATGAGAACCGCTGGCATCCGGGTAGCAAGTAACCAGGCCCGCTGCTAAGTGACGAGGATACTTCTGCTGGAGGTGCGCTACCAGCGCGAATGTATCTGAAACCTTAGATTCGGCAAAACAATGAAGCTCCTGCCCCTTTGAACCAGCTCTGACAACTCCATATACGGCGTGGCATTGCCCAACGTTAAAGTCAGCGCCGAACACAATTCTCTCAAGAGGCTGAGGCAGGAAAACGCCAGTCGTGTGTTTCTCTCTATTGAATTCGTAAAAGACTGTGGCAGACTCAAGATTAACGAACTCACCGTTGAGATAGGCTTTAACAAGTTGAGGATGATACTTGCTTTTAAGGTCTTCAACAAAGCCTTTGTCAAGGTATGGATTGTCTTCCGACTTTCCTCGATACAGCTTTTTATTGTCTGCCTTCTGCTCTTCAAAAAAAGTGTACATAAAGCCGTAGCCCTCTGGCGTAGAAGCTGCAGCAATTTGAGGGCAGTTGCCGACGCGAACACGACCCTGCAACCTGATCATCGCTTTTTCTGCAATCTCTTGACGTGTCGTATCTGTTTCATCTGAAGCAATGCTTGCTGCGTTAACACCAATCAGTCGCTCATAGTTCTCCATCGAACGCAAAAGAACTGGCGTCTCCCCTCCGGGCAAAAAAAGCTTAAAAACAGGCCTGGGAGAAACCTTAAAAGTGTGGGGGATGCTATACTTTTCTAATAGCATGTTCCACGTTGGCAGCGCAACGTCGTCAATCAAAGGGATGGTAGGCTCAAGGAAAAGATGTGTAAAGCCCTGCGAGCGAAAACATAGTAACAATTGCTTCACGGCTAACGTATAAGTTTTGCCTGAGCCATAGCCACCACAAAAGCCCACGTACTTATGACTAAAGTCAGTGGCAAAGTCTCTCTGATAGGGAAGCAGGTCTTCAATCATTCTTGCTTCAGCTGCTTGCACGTCAAAGCTTGAATTCGCCCTACGCTTTAACTTTTGCAAAATTGCAGCATCCGCCAAGAGGCCCAGGCTGCTAACCGCTGCCCGATCGGCGTAAGCAGAAGATCTTGAACGCGCTGGCATTTCCCTAGGACACCAGCTTCAGGCGAGACGGGACCCAGGGCGGGAGAGTTTCGGCTGACCAATAAAACTCAATGCCCAGCAACAAAAATTTATTCAATGCGCCAGATTGAATATCTTGCGTTACAGAATCATAATCAGGAGCCACTAGAAAAAATCCCGCGCTACAAACTTCCTGAACAATTTTGAGTGCTTCTTCTTTATTGACCAGCTCAATGGATAGCGGAGCTTTGATATTTCGTTTTTGCAGCAAAGCTAAAAATTCAGCCAGCAGAGTAGGAAAGATTTTCTCAGGCATTGGAGTCCTCTGATCTGTGGCAAGGCCTAACAAGTATGACTTTTAGGCCATCCTTTTCTTTATAGCTGTCGGCTATTTCGGCAAGACTGTTTCCACTTACGCGAACATCTATCGTTCTCTGGAGATCAATCTGTAGCGTCAGCCAACATTCAATCATGACAAATTGGTGGGATAGGCATAGCTTGCTTCATTACCCAGACAGTAGCAGCTTTTTGCGTCATCCAAACGTGGAGCAGTTGCTTGGCAATGATCTTTAATGCAGCGATGTCTTCCGTAGCGTCGATAATTCTTGAGAATTTTTCAATTTCAAACTTTTGAGAAGCTGTAAGCTCTAGCGGCTCCATGATTTAGTTCAAACCGATTGGACCGAAGCCAGTCTGAATTGATTGACGCGGGGCATTTTTTAGCGACACCTCCAAGTACCTGAGCGCTTCAATGTCGCAGATTTCATCTTCCAGCTCATTACGCTTTGCTTTTGACGTTGATGCCATGAAAGCAAAAAAGCTTCCAGCAATCCAAGAGAATGCACAGAAACCGAGAAGTTTATTGCCAAGAAGAATAGACAAAGGAATCAAGCCAATCGCAAGTAAGCCGGTCGTGCCGGAAAGGCTGTACCAGAAACTACAGACTTGAATTTTCTTTCTTAAGATTAAGACTTGCCCTTGATTATCTTTAATCACGAGAGGTCTTAAGGCGACTCTCCCATGCTACAGCGGCTCCGCCAAAGCGACAAATCAAATCAATCAGTTTCCACCAAGGGATTGACGTAAACAGGCTTAAACCATTGAACGCGCCTTTCGCTTCTCTTCGGTCCAACGCAAACGCTATGCCAATGGCCCCGCCGCCAATGGGATCTAACATTGCCACGCGTTGAATCTTGTGCCTTGGGGCGATGGCGCTCGGTTGTGTTGCGGAAGGTCTTGCCAATCCAAGTGGGGGAAAGCGGAGGCTTACTTTTGCCAGAAAAGCCCATTCCCTTGGTGACGGGTTTGGAATCTGTTGTAATTAACTCTGGCTCATAAAGATGCACTAATAAAGAGTTGACAGCAATTCTGATTATTTTTTCAGTGCTGGCTGATTCGTACTTAGATTCGCCGGTAGATTTTACGTTCGATTCGTGCCATCCTTTCGCATCAGGAGTAATAAATTCCTGAAATACGTCCATGCCGTTTTTAGTAAAAGTTACTATCTGCAGGCCTTTAGCACCCATTAGCTCTTGCGGAGCGAGCTTTTCTTTTGGAAAGAAAGTTTTAGCAATAGCTCGATTCTCTTCGTTTAGCTTGTCAGCATAAAGGTCGCCTGATTGAACTAAAATAGAAACCACCTCGTCGCCTTCTACGTCATAGACAGTGTTGCGAGGCAACATCAAATGAACGTAAGGCAAAACTTCAACTACTTCTGGCGGCAGCTCTGGAAGCGAGGTCTGGGCGAAAGATTCTATGATTTGTTCCCCTAAATATCTGGCGCAAGCTTTTGATAAAATCGCAGATCGAAATGCTATGCAAGAAATCGCACCACGAATATCTCCCTCGAAAAAACTTGCTTCCATGCTTTTTGCGCAGCCAGCAAGAAGGCATACTTTTGTATATTCATTCCAATCTATGTAATTACGAGGAGATGCGTAGGCATTAAGCATCTCGTCACATTTTGAAAGAAATTGAGCATCTATCTCGGCTTCTTGAACGTGTTGACGCAGCTTTTGATAAGAAGACTTTTGGACAAACGCAAGGACTTCTGGAACTTTGATGCGGGTCATAGCGACTGACCTCCACGAGGAGTCTCCAAGGCTGTCATCTGCGGCCCCTGCCAGGCCAAAGAACGAGCCCACCACTCGTGAATCCTGACGCCACCCCAAGGCATCAGCAGGCCATCATGCTTGCCCCAGAGCACCATTCCGTGCAGATCGCCATCCTGCTGGGTGGGCAGGCGATCGTTGATCCAAACTGGCATTGCAATAGCAAGTAAATTGCTTGCAAGCATTTTGCTGCCAAAAAAAAGATTTGTCAAGAGCTGCCAATTGCTTGACAGTAGGTCGGCTGAGGCCTAATATGGACCAGCTATTACTCAGCCGCTATGCAGCCAACCAAGGATCGACCAGTCTTACAGGTCGGAGATTTTGTAAAAATTAAGTTTGAAAATGAGGAATTTATTGTATCTGTGCAGTCACGTATTGGCAATTATGTACTGCTATCGAATGGCGTAAGATTTCATATTATAGACGATCGCTGGAAATCAAAGCAGATGTGGATTGACGAGTCCACTGGATTTCTTATCAGTCTGGCTGCAGCAGAATGAAGCGTTTTCTTCGTTTACTTGGAGCCACGCTAATAATGACGGCAAGTTTTGTTTTTGCTGCAATGCTGATCTCATTCGTCAGCATAGCTGTTTATGTGTATCTTGGCTTTGTGCAAGCCTTGGTTGCCTTCGTGCTTGCAGCTGCGCTTGCAATTACAGCTTTAATTCACTGGTCTGAGCAGGACGACTTTCCTTTCCAGTAATTTTATTTCTATCTATTACTATGTTCAATCAGCTTCCAGCTCAAAAAAAGAAAAATTACGTTGCCTACAAGAAGATAGCCTCATTTCGGAAGGGGCTTAAGCCGACTGAAAGCGGAGGCAGGCATTCATCGTGTGGCTCCAGCCTCCATGCTTTTGAGCACGAAAACGGAATTACTTTTTCCTGTCGCTACAGGGGTCGGGAATGGTCCGGCAAAACAGAGTTTCAAGATTACTTCAAATACAAATTGCAAATCCGAACGCTTAAGTCGGGGGACAGAAGGTTCATTTTCTATAGCTTGCTAGGCCGACCAGCAGGGGTGCGAACTGCATCTCCTAACCACATGCGCAGCAAGCTGGGGGCCCTGTGCAGGGAGCAAGAGCGTGCTCGTAAAAACCCAAGAACCGCAGCTTTTGAGCGGGGCCTCTACAAGGCCCAGGAGCAACGCCTGCTGATATTTCTGAGGGCCTTTCTGCGGCGACAAGGAATTTCGTTGCGCGGCCTTAGCGGCGATCCTTTTTCCCTGATGGTGCAGTTGTGCTATCCAGGAGCATTTGGTTTTGACGAGAAAGTATTGCAACAGCTTTCGGTTGGCGAATTTGTATTAGATGACCCGCTTAAGCTTGCGCTGCGAACCAAAGGCAAGGCAAGCAAAAGATTGTTGTATGGAGCGATTAAAAGATTCCCAAGCGGATCTCAGACAATCTTAAAGATTGCCAAATATCTGCGAATCAATCGCTCACTTGATGAAGCGCAAAAATTTCTTGAACTGTTAAATGAAGCCCCAGCCACCGATGCCAATGGAGTACCAATACACTGCGCGATTGACGATGGAGATTATTTTGAATACTCAGAAAAAAAATTAACAGCAAAGCAAATGAGAGTCTTTGATCCCTTGTCTGTCGAATCGATTCGCAGACTTATTGCCAATCACCAAGGCAGAAGCATCACGAACGACACATTTGCGATGATTGAGCAGCTCAATGGAAACGATGGATTTAATGTTCTTGAAATTCAGTACAAAACCATAAGAGAGCTGCACGACGCCCTCACTGCACTCAGGCCAAGAAGAGGTAAAAACAATTTCGCTAACTATGAATTTGATCAAGACGAAGCCCCAATGCAATTCTGCAAAACTTTGGCAGAAAACTTTAGCGATGAAGAGTATTCACTGTGTTATCCAGCAGGAACGAAAGAGTTGCGTGACTATGCCAGTGTAATGCGCAATTGCGCTTTCTATTATCATGAAAGAATTAAGAAGGGCGAGTATGCAATCTTCTGTTTCAAGAAAGAGCGGCTTGAGATAATGTTTGGCGTAACGTTTCATACTAAAAGAATGATGCGCGACGACCAGCAATGGATTTCAGATTTATTGGTCAAGGCTGATCAAATCGTCGGCTATTGCAACGGAAAAATTGACAGAGCAATTGAGGATCGCCTCAACTTAAGAATTGAACAGGCAGTAAAAGGGTCTTTCAGTTTTTGGCACAGAACTCCTCCGGTCTACGAGGATTGGCTTCCGCAAAACTTCGCATGAACTTTGATCTTACAACTCCCAAGCCGAAACGCTCTTGGGAAGTACTGGCCAAAGTCTCGGGTCAGTGGCCCCATCTACTGCGAGCAATCGGCGGCCTCCAGGAGCATTATCTGAGCGGCAAACACCTCTCTTGCCCGTGTTGCGGAGGAACTGATCGCTACCGTTGGATAAGCGATGAAGGCCCCGCTGGCTGGTACTGCTCCCATTGTGGAGGAAAAAACCAGCAAGGTGGTGGAGGTAATGGCATTGATCTCCTGATGCGCCTAAGAGGCTGGACGTTCAAAGAAGCAATTCAGCAAATTGAGCGCTATTACAACGGACTTCCGTTTGAACCAGCCATTAAATGCCCGACGCCACTGCCAAAGCAGCCCACTGTCAATTACAAGCATTCAGAGCTTGAGCGCTTCTTGCTGCTGGAGCTTGCAGGTCAGACTACTGATGACGAAGGGTTTTCGCCAGCGGAGTCAAAACAGCGGCTTTATTCAAAGCGCTGGGCAATTTACGCATCGGTCAACTATGATCTAGCCTGCTCAATTATCTTGCAATTTGAAACAGAACGTGGCATTATTAAGATGCCAGAAGAAACTGCCAGCCATGCCTAACAAAATGCTTATCACCGGGCAATCGGAAGTCGCCCAACGCATCGCAAATGCACTTGGTCTGGAAGGACTGCTCGTTAAATCACTTGAGCTGATAGTTCATGCAGATAAACCGATCAGGGTTGAGGCTGTAATTTACCCAACAGAAGATCAGGTCGAAGCGCTTGGGCTTGAAATTGAAAAATTTGCAGGTTTCGGCCGCTCCAAAGCACGTATTGAGTTTCTCTACGATAAGGAGAGCGAATGACAGGCAGAACACCAGAGCAATTTGCAAATTACTTGCAAAAGCGGTTTAACCATTCTACTGCCGCAGAAACATACGCATTGATTATTACAATTTGGCTCGTTGGCACATTGCTGCGACTGGTAAATCTGGGAATAGTCAGCGGCGGGGAAATAAAAAAGCTGGATGGACTCGATCAATGGGAGGAAATTGATGAGCATCGCTTTAAGTTGATCCCGCCAAATATGCTGGGACAGTGCTTGGCAAGTTTTACTAAAGTTACTGCCACCAGACACCTTCAAGAAGATCTTGCCCAGTTAATCGCAATGTACTACACAGACACTGGAAGACAAGAAATTGCTACAAGATCTTTTGACCGCATTTTTCTTAATTCATCCGATGATCAATGATTGAGCCCGAGTTTCTTGCTCACCTTCGCCAGCACCACAGAAACGAGATGATGAGAATAATCGTCGCAGGTTCTCGCGATTTTGATGATTATTTGCTACTTGAAACCAAGCTTGATTTCTATATTGGCAGCCATCAGGCAACGCAAATTGTCAGTGGCACTGCAAGGGGTGCTGATCAGCTTGGTGAGCGGTATGCAAAAATTCGAGGGCTGCCGATTGAAAGATTTCCAGCAGACTGGGATACTCATGGCAAACGCGCTGGATATATCAGGAATGAGCAGATGGCAAAATACGCCACTCATGCTGTCATTTTCTGGGATGGTAGCTCCAAGGGAAGCGCTTCGATGATCAAGCTTTGCAAGAGCTATGATCTTAAGTATCGAGTGGTACTGACATGAGCCTTAAGAGTTCCGCCAGCAAGCTAGAGCGTTACGCCCGCGCAAATATCCCAGAGCGCAGCCCCGCTTATGGACAGTTCATGTACCATGCCGAACTGCTACGTCGCGGTCACACGGCAATTCACAAAAAAGATTTGAAAGATTTACCTGCAAAGTACCAGCAGGTAGTGAAAAATTTGCTGACTAAAAGTGGTCGAGATGCTGCTACTTATCTAGGCCATTAAGCAGCTCAACGCACAGCGCTTTCCAATCAGTCATCAGTCGTCTTCGTGGTGATGGTGGCTAGGTGTTGCTGCACCTTTTCGCGCAGCGCAATGCTCTCTCGATACCAGTAGTAGTCCTCAAGATCATCCCACGGGTGGTGGGCCTCAAGTTGGCCTTGCATGTAAGCCATGTGGCTTGCTAGGCGGATCAGCAGGTCGCGGGTGGAGTCAGTCATTGGCGCCCTCCAGCTCGGCGGCGATGGCGAGGAGTTGGTAGCGAGCGTCTTCGTTGCGGACGCACTTGCCATCAACAAATGCTCCCGCTTCCGGGTATGACCCTTCACGGGGAGGGTCGTAATGCTCTGGCACCACCTGATCCGCAGCAGCGCGAATGGCAGCGGCGAGCTTGTCGCCGTAGTCCACGAATACACCGGCTTCGTCTTGGTTAAACGCTTCCCACACAGCGAGTGCAGCGGGTGAAAGTGGGGTGGGGTTAGTCCTTTCCATTAACGTAACTTGACATCTGTTGAAACGACATAGCTAATCGATCCCCCCATTTTTAAGCGGTCCTCAAGACTGACGTACTCGACAGCCAACCCAGTGTTCTCCGTAAACTTATTTAGTAGCTCGGCAATTCCTGAGTCAAGCTCGGACTTGGCGGCTTTGGCTTGTTCAATGTTCATGGGGTTAATCGTTTTCACTGCTCGGGTTCGGCGTACACCCAGGTGCAGGCGAAGCAAACTTTCATCATCCAACGGACGAAGCGATTTGGAACCTTGCCCTCAACCGGGGTATAAGTAAATCCATTGCCGTCGGAACTGCCAAACATATAGCACTTCCAACTGGAATACTTGGGCAGTTGCAAGATTGTGGATTCATTTAAGCAGGGCATTTGTTTTCCTTGAATAGGTAGGGTCATTAGTCGCTTTCACTAGGGCTGGGGCTGGTGACACCAAACGCCGCCCTGAATCGGTCAGCGCTGGTGAGTTGAGAACACGTTCTTTAGTTGACTTTCTAAACATGACGCAATGTGCAATGGGGTGATTGATTGAGGTCAGTCATTGGCGTGTTTCCAATTGGTTTCAGGCATGGTGCGACGCAAGAAATCCACCAGCAAGCGATGGCATTCCCCAGCGTCTTCGATTAGCTGTTCTTTGTAATGAAAACCTTCTGGCGTAATACGAACAATTTCGTCGCCAGAAGTCAGTTTGATTTCGTTCAAGCTCGGCGGCTTGGGGCGGCGGGCGGCCTGCACCGCAGCGGCCCACCTCGGGTGCTGATTATCAATCGACCACTTCACGCACGCATCCAACTCCTGGTCAGCACCCCATTGAGCGGCTTGGGTGACGATGTGTATGGTTAACTCATCTGGGATTATGCCAGATGGCGCGGCCGGATCGTAAAACTCATCCAGCCATTGGCTGATCAGCTCGCGGGGTGGTGTGATGTCAGTCATCAGAATGGTGTCTCTTAAATAGCGGAAGTATCAGTGGACTCCTTAATTATCCCACTACATCGGGAGTCCGTCAAGCAGTTCGCCAGCAGTGGGAGTAATGTCTCGCTGAACCAAGCAATCGTTCAAGGCGAACAGATCAGGTCCCGAAGGGGGGCGATATTACAGCCGTTGATGGGAGGATAAATAAATTAAACTAGGTGTGAGAAAAGGTGGGGGATAAAGTAGGAAAAATAGCTGAGAAATGTGTAGGTTAAGATAAGTGTAAAGAGCGGAGGAATCGGGAAATGGGGGAAAAAATTTTGGGAAATGGGGGAAAAAATTTCGGGGGGAGGGGGAGTACATGCTTGCCGCTAGGCGCTGGTTACCCCATCTAACCTTTAAGATGTAAGGTGGGACCCGGTAGGGTGGAGCCTACCGGGTCAAGGTACAACCTACTGAGCGTAGAAGTCCCGAACCAGGGTGATTCCTTCGGGACGGCAGACTACAAACCGCGCCGCCACGTTGGCCACCTGGGCCAATACGTTGGTCTGCCCACTCCCGTGGAGGATCTGGGCCCACCGGCGGGCCTTCTGCTGGCTGGGCTGGGTCGCCAGCACCATGAACAGAACGGAGAGAGGCAGGACTCCCCCATCGGCGGCGCTGGTCCCCCGGTGCAGGGCATGGCCGTGCCAGTCATTGAGTAGCGCAGCTCTGATGGCTGCTAGTAAGGGGTCATTGCGCCTGGCTGGGCAGGCTGGATGATCCAGCCCAGTGAGGTCTTTGGGCGCCGCAACCCAGGCGGCTGGGTTGAGCTGGGCGCCGGGACCTTTTACCGGGTATTGGGTCGGTAGCTTGATCGGTATTGGCAAGGCGGCGGCGGCGGCCATGACGGCCGGCGCCCAGGTGGCCGGTGTGTAGGTGACTTTGGCGGTGGCCAATTTACGGGTCGATGCAGCGGCGCTGGCCAGTGCTAGCAGCTGCTCGACCGAGACAAGCATGCTGTCATTGGGATCGGAGGGCTCGGGCTCGAGGGCGGCGGGTTTGCGGGTGATGGTGGCCATGGCTTGTGGGTTGCGGGGGTAACAGGTTCCCCGCTTGCATCCATATTAACTCGGGAATCTGCAAGCTGCGCGGGTCGCTGGCCTGATACGTGGCAATCGTAACAATTATACTTTGCGCAACTTGCAAGATATAGGCTTATGCTATAACTTGCAAGTTGCGGGATAGTGAACATTAACTTTCCAGGATTTAACCTATAAACTTGCAACCTGCAACTTATAAGTTTATAGCGTAGAACCTATAAGCTTACCTTTCTATAAACTGATTGAACCTATAAACTTATATTTTGCAAACTATAAACTTATAGTAGGTTTCCAGGATTGAACCTATAAGCTTGCAACCTGTAAACTATAAACTTATAAACTGTAAAGTTTAAGTCTATGCTTTAACTTGCAAGTTTTAGCCTATAAGGTATCTAGTAGAGACTATAAGCTTATAAACTGTAAACTATAGGTTTATAGTAGAACCTGTAACCTGTAACCTATAAGCTTGTAGCTTGTAACCTGTAGGGTCCATCCTTCATTGTAGCACCTGCAACCTGCAACCTGCAACCTGCAACCTGCAACGTGCAACGTGCAGCGTGCAGCGTGCAAGGTGCAACGTGCAAGGTGTAGGGTGCAAGGTGTAGGGTGTAGCATGTAACATGTAACGTGTGGCCTTTAGCGTGTAGGATAAATGGCGTAAGGTTTAAGATGAATGGCCTAAAGTGAATGGTCTAAAGTGAATGGTCTAAAGTGAATGGCTTAGGGTGAATGGTCTAAAGTGAATGGCTTAATGTGTAAACTGAATGGTCCTGGGCTGAATGAATGAATGGCCGCGGCAACCTGTAAAGTGAATAACGTAAGGTTGAATGAATGGCCGCCGCTGAGACTCATTGCAGCGCAAGAGTTTTTCACGATTTTGCAATTTTCAGGATTCGTGAAAATTATAAATCGTGAAAAAGCTTTGCTATGACAGGGCCGTTTTCCTGTAAAGTCTCGCTGAGACTAGCAGTAAGATCACTGCCCGTAAGATAGATGAGACTGGCGCAAGGTGTAAAGTGTAACCTCGCGCCGGGATAGTGACTGTAACGTGTAAGGTGTAAGGTTTAAAGTTTATCAGCCCAGCCTGGATCTTCTAAGTCATCGCCAGCAGGGGAAAGTGTAGGGTGCGACTTCCAGGGTTCATTCTCTGCAATTGCCTCATGGTAAAGTTTGGCCAAGTATCCTCTACTTTGACTTGACCCAACCTTTATTATGTAAGGACTGACAATAAGTAGTCTTTCGCCAGTCTTGCTATCTTTAATGGGAACCAGCAAGCCGACTTTCTTCAACCTTTTAACACAAGTCTGCAAGGTAGCAACTTTGTATCCGATGATCTCAGCTGCTTTCTGAACCGTCAACCTGCAACGTCCGTTCCTCCAATCTACATGGTGAATATAAACAAGTAAAACTCTAATATCCCTGTTCAGCAGCTTTCCTTCTGTAACCATCTTGGTCAAACTTGTAACTCCAGACTTGTATAAAAGAATGAAGCCTTGTCCATCTTTATCTTTGAAGTCTGAATCATCAAGGTCTGGGTCGTAGCCAGGGGCGTTTTGGTACATTGTTGTACCGTTTTGACTGAATTGAGTCATACCAAGGGGTTTGAACTGTAACCGTACAGGTATGGTAGCACAGATCCAAGGTCTACCCTCTACTATTCCGGCTTAAAAACCGTGCAATACGCGGTTGAAACTCCTTGGCATGACTGGGCTGTTTTGACGGTCTCATTATTCACTCTCTTAAGTCACTCCCAGCAGGGTGCGGGAGACAGGGTGGACACCCTCACTACTCACCTTCAGCTTCCTCAATAGCAGCTAATAAGTTATCAACACCAAGTGATGTACTTTGTAGATTCTTCCCAACATCAGCCAGTTTAGCTGCAACATTTAACATTCCTGGTAAATCTCTTGCATCTAGCTGTTTATCTTCATCTAGCATTCTTGCTAGTGCAGAGTTTGCAAGGAACGAGATACGTGCAGCATTCAGCGTTAGCTGCTTACCTAAAGCTTCCTGCTCTTCACGATAAACTTCAAGCTTCCGAATGTGTAGTTCATGCTTAGATGTTTGTACTTGTTTCAGTTTGTTTACAAGCTGTGCCCTGTCATAATCTTCTGTTCTACGTTTCCAGCTATTCTTGATACTGAGCTTGTATAGTGTACTGGGTGTAGCGTGCGATACATTTGAGATATATTGGAGTGATCTTCCCCCACCATACATACAGTAAATTTTGAACATTTCAAATTCTTTATCCGTTTCATTAGGTGCAAGATATGATCTTTTAGACCAAGAAGTAGAGGTAGGGGCGGAGGAGTTAGTAGTGGGGGTATCCTGTAACGCGATTGTTTTATCTTGAGTATTTGGGGTGTTACCTTGAAGCTCTTCTTCTATAAAGTCTTCACTCTCTAAAACATCATTAACAGTATCCTCAAAACTATCATCCTCTAATTCTCCATACTCATTCAGTTCACCTTTCAAGCTACTAGCCATTTTATCCAGGTCTTCAAAGTCGGAGCGATTCATCTGGGAGGTTCAAGTTCTAAAATCCTACCACGAATTTTCCACCTGGTGGCTGTAACCTGTAAAGTCATGTAGACAAAAAAAGCCGGTAATCCGCAGACTACCGGCTAAAAGACCTTAAGCTGTAAGATTTACCTAGACTTGTCGAATCTCGGTCTCAATAATCTCAAACCTTTCGGCTGGAAGATAGCGGCCCGTTTCTTCAACATGCCGATCCCTGACAAACTCCTTGAGCCTTGCAAAGTTCTGAATTGTGGCTACAAGGTCAGACCTTACTTCAGTCACTAGAATCAGTCCCCATCTTTCTTCACCTGTAGGCCCCAGCCTGTCAAAGTAACAGGCCCAAAGTTCAAACTTTGGACGTTGGGGGCGGGCAAATGCAGGGTTCCCCCTGCGAACAACAGCTTGCATCGTGTCAATAGTGCAAAGTGGAAAGTGCAGGTTTCCGGAACTCCTGCAAACTACAGAGTGCAGCTCAGAAGCTGCGAACTACTGAGAAGTCCGGTCTGAAAATCAACTTTTGATCCAAGTCGTGGATCAAGGAGACTCCAAACTCCCTCTTGAAACTTTCGGGGTTGGCAAAAGTTTGACGGTTGCAGCATCCAAACTGCAAATCCAACCCCGCAAACCGCAGACGCTTTGCAAACCTGCGAACTGCGCTCTTGTTACTTCCAATTGCAACATCTAGGTTGCTGGACGCGAAGTAGATAGCCATAATAGCTAAAAGTGCAAAGTGCAAAGTGGGGGCCGGAAGGCCGACCCCCGAACCTGATAACCTGCAAGGTCCGAAAAGCTTGCGGTTAGAGCAGTGACGACTCTACAAAGTAGAGTCAGTAGCTTTAGCAACTACCAAGCTTTGAGCTTTAAGGTGTAACCTGTAAGCTCAGGAGAAGTTTGCAACCTCTCCAGCTCAACCATGATACCACGGCAAAGCCCAATATGTCAACCCCATGGCCCTGTAAAGTTTGCAACCCGTAACAGTAACTTCTTGGCCTATTTGTAAGGTTGGGGGCCGACCAGAAAGTTCTACGCCAACCTGTAACCTGTAACCTTGCACCGAGATAGTGACTGTAACCTTTAATCTATAACTTATAACCTATAAGATTATATAAACATAAAAAAGCCGGCAACCTTTCAGCTACCGGCTAAAACATTAAAACCTTGGGATTTAACCTGTAATCAACTTAAGCTGATCGTAAACTGATTGACGATTACCTTTAAGGTTAAACTCACTCTTAATAATACTATAAGCACTTCTGCCTTTACGCTTCATTCCCAGAATCTCTAGCTTCAAAGCAGATAACAGAACCTTTGCTCTGTAAGCATCAATCTGATTACCAGTGAGAACGTTTGCCATAGTGTTAAAGTTGATCTTCAATAATGTCAGCAATACGGTTAAAAGTCTCTCCTGCATCATTCAGCACTATCAACGTTGTAGCTTCAAAACATCCCTCTTTATCGTACAAGCTAGAAGCTGAATCATCGCTTCTCGCAACATTCACACTCGGATTATGTTCATTTAATCCTGCCCACTCCATCACAGACCACGGAAGCTGGGTCTCTTCAAAGTAATTCCCATTTTTATCAACTAAACTATAAGCTCCATTATTGCAATACTCCCACTTCCAAAAGCCTCTATCCTCTTTGTTGTAAAGATCACAAAGAACCCCCAAACAGCAAAAGCTATTGTTGGAGGTTCGCAAAGTGTAGCGTCCTTGCCTGTACTCTCCACTCCGTAGAGCCTGCAACCACTTAGCTTTGATCTCTTGTTTCATGATTCAGTGTCCTCAATGAGTTGAATAAAACCAAGCTTAATAAGTTTAAGCTTGCAAAGTACAAACTGATCCTCTGACCAGCAAAAGATAGCTGCAACACTATCCTTCAACATATTCTCTCCAGGCTCCGCATCAATAGCCTGGAAAATAGCAGCCATCAACTTCATCATCTTGCCGATGGCGATAACCTTCAGCATTGTAAAAGTTGAAACTACTCTCCATGCTGGAGAGCCAGTCTTGTAGGGATCAAACATGAAGCGTATGGGGGTAACGTGTAAGAAGATCCAGCAGGGCGGAACCTGTAATGGGCCGCCTTGCAACTGGCAGCCCCTGCTCCCAACCTGTAACGCAGAAACCTGTAGGACTGTCAGGTGTACGTTCTACGGTCACAGCCTGACCATGAAAAGCAACACGCTGGAAGCTTGGAAGCTTTTGCCTGATGGTGGGAAGTTCGGTCATCACTTTGAATCTGTAATGTCAAAGTCTACAATTTCAGTATCGACGAAAGAAGCTCCGTCTACAGCAACAAACTCATAGTCTTCAATGAAAGAGGTTGATGCAATGTCAGTGTCTGTAAACGTATCATCTACCTCAACAATGATACGAACTTGAAGAAAGCCGTAAAGTTTTTTCATAGCCGGTTTAAGGTGCGTTCTTTGATGTAAGATTTGGAACCACAGCTTTCATAGAAAGCTTGCATCCTGTCAGCTTCATCCTTGGTGGAGAAAAGCTGTGACCTTTGTTCCCCAGGATATGTGGGGTAAGCTGCAGCGTAGAAAACTTCAAACACTGTAGTCAAAACTGGAAGATTCATGATACAGACTGAAGTGCGTGCTCAGATGGAGATAACTACAACCGTGTAAAGACTACCTTCAACGTCTACCATAATGTCGGACGTGTAACCATTCACTTCCTTGCCTTGAACCTTGCACCTACCAGCAAGCCAGTAACCTTCCTCTTGCAACCTATACAGACTGCGTTTGCCGTAGAAAGTAACGGCAACAACATTGCTGCCGTAACCTTTGTCTTCCCAGTGGCGCTTAATGCACGGAAGCTGTAAGTTGTACCAACTAGGGTGCCAGCCAAGGTGCTTAGTTTCAACTCCAATGTCTCTGGGCTCACCTCCAAAGATTTCTTTGAAGGTGTTGCGCGTCATCTTGATGGCATACTCTGGAGTGTCCAGAGTGACAGGCTTGAACCTTGTAGCTGTGGTCGTCATGGCCGTAAAATGCAGGGTTTACAGTTGAAGCTCAGTAAATAGGATTGAAGTTCTCGTCTACGTCATCAATAAGCTCAAAGCTCGGGCAACTCCGAAAGTCACAATGCTTCCTGTAACTTTCAACCACGTAGGCTGCATACTCCTTGATTCTCTCAGCAGTATCTTTAAGCTGTGACAGACAGCTGACAATGGGTTCTGTAAACTCCCCCATGTTGTAGTAGAGTGTCTCAACTGTGCCATCGAAGTGGCACGTCTTTTTGCAGAGTATGAGCTGCATCCCACTAACGTGGAAGCTCAGGTATTCGGTAAGCTCTGCGCTGTGATAACCTTTAATCTCCGAAGTGTAAAAATCGTTTGGGTGGGGTGTAGCCCACCGGCTTGAGTCTTTCCACTCAAGCTCTGGGGTGCAATCTGCAACAATGTCAGCAAGCGTAGCCATAGCGTGTAAACTGCAAAGTGTAAGGTGTAAAGCAGGGCAAGCTGTAAACTCCCCTGCTGACCTATGATACCACGAAACTACTAATAAGTCAAGCCCGATTGCCTGTAAAGTTAGCAAACTGTCATATCAACTTTTAGGGCTTCTTGCAAGGTTGGGGACGGCTTGCCTGTAAACTCAGGCCCGCCCCAACACCCAGCCTTTTAGTTTCAGTCTCATAACGTGTAAAGTTGCGGGATAGTGAAACTGTAACGTTTAACCTTCAATCCATAATTCGTGGACTATCGCTAACAGCAACAAAGTTCCCAGTTGCAACTGGCACACCAGCAACGTTGTAATCTGGATGCACGTTACCTTCTTCGTCTACGATCCAACAATCAACCATCCAGAAGTTGCCGGAGTGCATCGGAACCAAATATTGAAACTCTGGCCTGTCATCATCGTAAGTCCAGGCTTCAATCTCGTACATTACATGCTTGCTGACGAACGGTGGTTCATCATCTTGCAGAATGTCAAGTAGTTTCACGCCCTTGTCAACCGCAAGCTGGCTGCGTTCAGCATGTGTCGTGCCAACAACAAGACCGGAATTTACAAGATAAGCAGTATCAATGTCGCATGAACTACCATCAGTGCTGACAACTGTAAAGTTTTCAAAATCAAGTGTCATGATTAAAGATGCAGGATCGAAGCAGGGAATGAATCCTGCAGAAAGCCATCCTGGAGGATGGCAAAGTGCAAGAATCAGTCTTTGATTGGTCTGAGAAACTTTAAGCAGGTATGATAGTATGTGTTCAAGAACCTGGGAACTTCAGCCTGTGTAGTCACACCTGAATCCAGCAAGTGCTGAAGTAGCAATCTGCCACCTTCAGCATCAGCGTCCCTAAGTGCAAGACTTAAGGTTCCGCCGATCCTGCAAGATTCATCAGCCCAGAAGATTCCATCAATGACCCACTTAGTTGTAAAGTCATCGGTGGAACGTGCAAGATTACGCAGATAATCCCTGGCAGTTGCAGCCTCCATCATTGAACCTTCATGCAAGCTTCAATCAGCCTGGAAGCCGGGATGTCGTAGTCTTCGTTGATGGTGAAGTATTCCTCACCAATCCGAACTCCAAACGTGTAAAGTGTGCTGGTGATACATTCAGGCATCATGAACACTTCATGGTCCTTGTTGCCTCCAACCTGTTGCTCCCAGCGTGCAGGGAACAACACCTCAAGTAGCTCCCACCAACGTTGCTCTGTGATCCTCTGAGGGCCTTTGCACAACCTTTCGCGTGCAAGGTCTCGGCTGTGAGCTGAAGCCTCCTCCCAGGGGCACAGGAACGCCTCTGGTGAAACTTTGCCCTGTGCCTTCAGCTCCCCCAACGTCTCGCCTCCGAACTGGCAGACCAGAACGTCTGGGGTTGGGCCTGGAACCATGAAACTGTAAATACCAGTGCTGTAAGCTGAAGGCTTGGGGTCGAAAATACAGGTTGTAAGCTGTGTCATTGTGAGTGCCGTGTCAGTTGCAGTGGGGATAATGTCAGCGATTGCGTGTGGAAACTGGTCGGTGTAAACATCTAGCTTGTAGTCCGCATCTTCGTAGGTTAGGGCAGACTCGATAACCTTCCAGTTACCTTCGTCATCTAAAATTATAAGGTCGTACATCTCAGTAAATAACTTTTGGTCTGCTGGTCTTAAAGTGTGGCTTGCTGCAATCAACAATCATGTAGCAAGCCCCACGGCCTGGAAACCAGGTTGTAACAACCTTCTTGTCAGCAGGAAGTCGATCCTCCAAACTGACAAGATCAACCTTGGTGGCAGGCTTCCAAGTTTGGTGCTTCATTCTTCATCCTCCCACAAATCAAAGATTGAGCTGCGAGGTGTTGTCTCGTAAATTGGATCATCTTGGCCAGCAGGAATAACCTGTGTCTTGCACCTGTAAGTATCAGCAAGATCTTGTGCTTCTTTGATAGCATCTGGATAGTTGGTGGCAAAAACCTCTAAGGTTCCTGGGTAGCAGCATTTGGCGTAGTACATAGCAAGTAAGCAAGCAAAGTGTAAGGTGGATGGTTGACAGTTTCCGGTACTCTGTCAAACTTCCCTACTGGATCACACAGTCTCCAGCATTTCTTCTAGTGGCTTGTCGCTGTCATAAACTGGACCGTCAAGGTGTGGCGGCAGATCATCGAAGCTGTGGCTTCCATACATTGCCTGCTGCCACCTTGCAGCTCCAAAGTTGCCGCTGCCAAAGTAAGTCTTGGCAATCAACCTTGCAAGCTCATCAAGTACATCCCTGTAGGGATCGCCTGCAATGTCCATCTCTGCACCCATAGGCAAGCAAACATCCTTGCCACCGTGGAACCTTGCAAGTCGCCACACATAGTAGGAACGTGTGTCGTCTGGCCTCTTGGAACGCAAGGTGCGGGGCTTGCGTCCTGTAACCGCCTTCACCAATGGTGCAAGGTCTGGAGCATGGAACCATCCAGCTCCATCGCAAAAGCTGCAAGTTTTCCACTTTGTTGGCACATGCCTGCGAGTTCCATCCTCCAACGTGTAACTAAAGCCATCGCTCAGTGTATGCCCTGCACCTTTGCATTTAGTACAGGCCATCAAAGGTTCAACTGGAACTGGCGCAGTTGCAAGTCCTTGGCACAATGGTTTAGCCTGTGGCTTTACTGCCCTAGCGGGTTCAGGTGGCTCAAAGTAATTTGGAAGCTCTTTGTAGTAAACCAAGTCGCTCATGGCAGAAAGTGTAGGATTTGCGCAACAGTTTCCGGTACTCTGTCAAACTTGCAAGGTGTGATCAAGTCCAGCCAGTTTCCGGTGTCCAGACTGTATAGCCAGACCTATCAGAAACCCACTTCCAGTAATCAGTCTCTAAAGTTCGACCATTAAGCAAGCAAGCCCTGTGGACTAAACGTGTAAAGATTGGGTGGCCATCTTCACGGCTGCCCCACTTGGCTTCAAGCTCGTCAGGGGTTAAGGTGTAAGCCATCACTCCTCCGTGTAACCAATAAACCACGGATTGCTGTTGTCGCGTCCGTACCTGTCAAGTCTCGCCCTATTGGTGCAAGTACTTGAACTGGAATCAGAATGTTTGCAAATTGTCTGCGCTTCTTCCAAGGTTAAACCGCGCTTAAGTGTACGGTTGTTGCCATTGAAGCGGAAAAGAACTGTCTTGTAAGTAGTCACAGCGAAGTAGCGAGTGGATGGTTGAAAGTTGAAACTCAGTAATACTGGGCTCCGATGAACCGAAGTCCGATATAGCCATTGCCCGTGTAACCTGCAACTTGTCCTTGTCGGATCCAGTAAGCCTCAAAGCCACCGGCCGAAGTATTGGTGTCCAGCCTGTGAGCTTCAAGGATCAGGCTCATGGCGTTTGCTTCCATAGCATCAATCGTTGGAAGTCCAAACTCTCCATTCATGTAGGGTCCACCCCACTTCCAATCAACTGCTGCCATCATCTTCTGAACTTTAACAAAGTCAAAGTTGCTGACCAACCTGCAAGCATGAGAGTAGATGCTGTTCATGTGTAAGGCGTGAGGTGTAAGGTGTGAACTTGGCCGGGGCTCAGCCTATAACTTCCCCGACCTGATCCATAATACCACAGAATCTTGCAGAAGTCAAGCCCAAGGTCCTGCAAGGTTAGCACGCTGTAACAGTAAGGTTGCCCCCGGTTTTGCCTGCAAGGTTGCCGAAGGCACCCGCAAGCTGGCAGACTAATCAAAATGCGATAGTGAACTTACAACCTTTAACCTGTAACTTTTCTGCTAATTTTTTCTTCAACTTTGATTTCTCCCTCCCAAGAGTTAACAATTACAATTGCAAGTGCAAAGTTTATCTTGCGATCAAAAATCAATCTACGATTACTGTCTGCGCAGCGGTAGGTAAACTTATCCTCGATTGAACTGGAATCTACATTGTGGATAATAGAAAATGTAAGCTGAGTCCTCTTGTCATAAGCTGTAGCCTTGTGGATAGAACGTAGCCACTGAAAGCTCTTAGGTTCATTCATTGTAGTTGATTCCATACCATTGATGCCAAGCTTTTGATTTTTTGATTTGAGCAAGCATTGTATCACACAGAGTCTTTGCCTTTTTGTGTGTAAGCTCCCTAGGCTCACTATTGAAATTCTCGGCTCCAAAATACCTTACAGCATCCATGTATGCAAGTGCACGCTCTACGGGGCAACCTGAAAGAAAGCTGTCCAGCAGGGCATAGTATGGCCTGCCCGAATAGTCGGCAATAGCCTGTAAGTTCTTGACATCACCGAACCACGCTGGCAGCTCTGGATGAAACTTGTTATCTGACAGGCCGTGGAAGCCATCTTCAGCCTTGATTCTGATAAGTGGCTCCAGCTCGATAGAAGTTAGCTCGTACTTGTAGTTGTCATCAACGTCCAAGATCAGAAGCTCAGGATCGTAAACTCCAGTCCTGTCAACTAGGACGAAGCCGCCTCCGTCCTCCATTGGATCAACGTCTCCAATGTTTTCAATGCACCAGTAGCTTGGCTGTTTTGTTTTCATGGTTCAGTCTGCAAAAAGTTCAGCCTGGGTGGTTACTGGGTAATGAAAGATGCAATCTACAACGTTACAAGGAAGCACGCCGTAGCCTCTCGCATCGTGGAAAGAATCAAAGTAAGGCTCTTCACTGACAACCTCCACGGTTGCATCTTTAACCTCGTATTCACAGAAACCTTTGTAGGCTCTGTAATCTTTCGGATCATCGTAGTAATCAAACGATGTTTCATCACCGTTGATGATTGCCGATAGCCAGTGAGCTGGCACAGTGTATTCAATAGAGTTGAAGTTCATGGCTGATGATCGTCAGTCTGGCTGTAAATGATGCCTTTCATCAGAGAAGTTGTAGACTCGTCTGTATGCAAAAGCTCCCTCCTTTTAGCGTCAATGTCCTCAAAGCCATCAATAAACTCATCAAAAGCATCGTCAAAGTCTTCAATGTCACTCTCAAAAGAGTTTGAGATGCAAACGTTAAAGTAATGGGTGTAGCGTGCCATGTTTGTGTTGAGCGAAGTGTTAGAAATTAAACTTTGCAAGCCTAAGTGCAAAGTGCAAGCTGTTTGGGATAGCCAGAAACAATGTGCTCTGCCTCTGACTTGCAGTTGTTAAACCCATAAAATCCCCAGCAAGAATCAATGATTTCACCATCTGGAGCTTCAATGATGTAGCCCCAAACATCACCACGCAAGTATTGATCGTAGACTTCAACCTCTCCTTTCAGTCCAGCCTCAAGATCGCCATACTCCTTGCTTTCGCTTTCAACGTAAATAAATCCAACTTGGCCACTGTCCCATGGGCAACCAAAAGGTCCAGTGCTTATTGACAAGCCACTATGGTCATACAGGTAAAGTGGCAGAACAACAAAGTGCTTGTCAATGTAAGCCTGTAAGTCCTTTTCTTTGATGTCGTCAGGAACCCACTTACGATGCAACTTGTATTCTCGTTCCCACATCATTTTATGTAGATACTCGCTGAGGGAGCATGTGGGCTGCTCATCTCCAAGGTCGTAACGTCTGTGCCAGCAAACCATCTTGCCAACATTGTCGTAATCAGTTCTTGGATTAAAATAGCTGTCGTCTTGCTCAATCTTGATGGTGTAATCATCAATCTCAAATGTTTCAGACATGTGTTTCAGGAGTAAAATGGATTGTCCCAAGACTGAACTTGTTGATCTGTAATCTTGCCTTCACAGTGCAAGATATCAATGAAGATGCACCATGCTTCAGCGGCTTCGGGCCTGTCTTTAAGATCAAACCTGAAGCGTTCGGCAAACAAAGTCTTGGCTTTCTGGAATGTCATTGCGAGTCCTCGCTAAACCACTTGTAAAGTATTCGTGTAAGCTCAGAGATTCTTCCAGTATGCTCTTCCCTTTCAATCAACGTATAAGCTTTACCAGGAAACACCGCAATCCAAGCATGTTCAGCAAGAACAAGGAAAGAAGAAGGACTAAACTCTGGCCACCAGCTTGAATCAATTCCATTATCAACTGCAATCTTGCTGGCATAAAACTCAGAAGGTGTCAGTTTTTTGGCTGAATCAATAAACTCTAGGAAAGTCATCAGTTGTAATCAGTAACGACAAGAACGTAGTAGTAGCCTTCATGGTCTGCCCCACGGGCTGCAACCTTGAAGTCAGCAATAAAGCCACCGGATGCTTTGCCGGTAAATCTCTCAATCCAAGCCGTAAGTGCCTCCATTGGATCTTTGGTTTGGAGTCGCAATCTCCAAGCTGTCTGGCTGTCACGTTTGTGAACTGCGGTGCAAACTCGATTGCCATTGCCATCAAGCTTCTGAGTGACCTTGACGCAGATTCCGGTTTCCATAGCCTGTAATGCGTGCTCCATCTCAAAGTCAAGCTCGATGTCGTCAACCTGAAACTTCATAGTCTGTAACCTGTAAAGTTAGGACAAGCTGAGGCTGTAACTTCCCCAGCGCACCTATTATACCATGGCAGCCTGCTTTTAGCAAGTCGAAAGTTCTGCAAAGTTAGCAGACTGTAACGGTAATTTTTGGGGGCTTTTGTAAGGTTTGGCGGGGGCTGGGTGCAAACTCACTCCACAACAGGAGCTTGCAACCTTTTGACTTCCAGCTTCTCTTCCATGATCTTAACAAGCTCACAGGTGGAAAGTCCATTCAATAACTTAGAGCTAAGGCTGCTAGCAGCAACACGCTTCAAGGCGTCAGCTTTACTTCCAGGTGCAATCCCCCAATCAAGAATCTCTCCTTTGCTGCCTAACGTCATTAAGGTAGTCTTACATCTTTGTGTAATCTCATAAGCTACAAAGTGTAACTGAATCCATTCATGCAAAGCTGTTTCAGTAATCTCATATCTTGCATCGTCCATCTTGTAATCTGGAATCTTTGATTCCCACCCTTGCTTCAGCTCAACTGGCTGAATCTCTTTAATTTTTGTCTTGTTCCTGCTAGCGAACCAAGTAAGAACATCTACCTTCTTTGAATAATTTGTCCACTCAAAGATCCCAGGTGCAATAAACGCAACCTTGCGGCCATTGGCACTAAGATTGCAAGTATGCCCGCCTTCGCAACGGCGAACACTTTTAACTTCAAGTAGTAAATTTTGCATCAATGAACAAGGTCGATGTACTCGGGAAGAAATTCAGTCCTAATATTGGAACCATCACTCCAAGCAACAAGCGGAGTATGGTGCCAAGTACCAAGCCACAAAGTAGCAACTTTTGAAACCTTGTCTTCATCCTTCCATGGATAAAAGACAATAACTACAGACTCTCCAATGGAAGCTCCCTTGCGGAACTTCAGTTCTGTAAACTCAATCGCATTAAGTGCATTGAATTTGCGATCTGTTCTCCAGTTGTAGTTGCAATAAGCTTCGGTACTGTCTACTAAACATTGAACGTCAAACTGTGTAAGTCTTGGTGCTGCATAAAAGCTTTCATCATCATTCGGCTTGTAACCTGCTGGAACATAGATACTCTCAGCCTGCATAAACGCAAGGCGCTCCTTGTTTCCAAGGTAGCTCTTTGTAGACTGCAATCTTTCGATTGTCTCTTTTCTTGTAAACCGATATGGATTCCTTGGTTTTCCCATGTCTCAAGCTATAAGGCAGAAATCGCCAGCAAGGCGGCTTTGATGTCGAAAGTTGTTAGTCCCTCGCCAGCAGGGTAGGATGTGTCTCCTTAGAGCTGCTGGCAGGGTCTGGCAACGTCCCTGGTTCAACGTAGGAGACCATCAGCACCGATCTGCCACGAGCATCGGCCATTCCGCAATCTGTGATGTGCAGCAAGCCGCGCTTCTCAAGAGAGCGAGCAACCTTTACCGTTTCAGCGTCAGAAGCAATATAGTGTAGTCCAGGATAACGCTTGCAAAAATCAAGCATGTGCTGTTGCAGGTAGCCAATAGGACGGTTCATTTTCTAGCTAGAGATGCAAGGATGTTTAAGCAGCCTTCAGATTTTAGCCTCATGGCTTGCTCATGTAGCCAGCTATAGTCATCGGCTTCAAGCTTTCCATGCTGGATGTTGTTTTTGTCATCTCGATACAACCAGGTAAGCTGCCAACGTTTAGTCATTGTTGTTATTTAAGCAAAGGTCAGTCATTTAGATTGGGTGGGAAAGAGTTTGCAGATAGCATCACACAATACCTTGACAAGTTCAGGGTCGTGTGTGATGCCATACTCTTGGAAGTATTCATCAACAATACAGTCGATGTCTTCCATGAGTTGCTCACGAGCAGACAACATTTCGAGTTGATCCATCATCTGCGGAGTGGTGAATTGAAGTAACGAGTGAAACATAGCACGTTGTTGTTATTTAATAGTAAAATTGATACATCATAATGGCTGCAACTTGTTCTGCGTCGCCTTTATTAAGTGCAGCAATAAGATCTAAGCATCGCTGTGGCGTTGTCCAAGGTTTAGGCTTGCCCGATGTCGGATTTAATGGTTTTGGATTAGCCCGTCTGTACTCAGCCCAGCAATCTTCGTCTAAAAGCTTTTTGGCTTTGGCATACATTGTATCGGAAATCATCATTCAGCCTCAATAAAGTTTATGCGCTCAAAGTGAGTAGTAAGTATGACATCAATGTCAATGATGTCACCTTTTCTGTCAAGATACTGGGTGCCACCGCTGGAGCCAGTACGACTATCTAGGCAGTTCCAGTTAACTGTCATAAAGTATGACGATTGCAGCATTGCAAGATGCGATGTCAGAAAGTCGAAAACATCACTTGCATAGTTGTCGCTATTCTCTGTGTCATAGCTAATAGTAAGCTTTGACCCCAAGTAGCTGTAGCCGAAAATGCAATTGATCTTAAGGTAGCTACTGATAGCATTTACCACATCATCTGAATCCATGTTATCATCATCCAAGCTTTCTGGTGTCTCATCGGGATGATTCACTAGGTAGTCGTAAATAGATAATGCAAGCTCCTCAGCAGACTTAAAGCCTTCAATTTTGCAAGTAGCTGTAGCCGAAAATGCAGTGTAAGACATAATACCTCAGCGTGTAAAATTAGCCAAACTCAAGGTAAACTTTGCCATTTCGACCATGATCTACATGGTTGGTGAAGCAATGAATCTCCTTCTCTTGATGTGCAAGTTCAGTGAGGATTCTGCCAACTTCAGGCTCCCAGTCAAACTCTTCCCAGAAGCCGCAACCATGACCATTCACAGTCAGGATGTAGTCATGCTCAAGGTAAAAGCCACCAGAAGCAGAGCCTGTATAGAAGTCATCAATGAAAACCCAATCAGAGCCTTTGACCTTGGTGATCTCAGCCTCGGCTTTATCGACAAAAGCCTGGAAGTTCTGGTGCAGTTTGCTCAATGATTCAGTGTCAATGTCGTGAACTGAATACTCATCAAGCGAAGTGTCATCATCTGGTGCATCAATATCAGATGAGGACCAGAGCAAAGTTTCTGCAAGCTGTTGAAGTGATGGATTCATAGTTCAGACTGCTTGGTAGGATTGAAGCTCATAGATACGACCTTCAATCTCGTTTATGAGATCTTTGGCAATATCCTTGCAGTTGCTGCGGCTAAACAGCGAAGTCGTAAACCATTCGGGATGCCCGTAAGCTCCACCAGTGAAGCTGTTGTCTCCAGTTTGGAAGCTCCAGGTAATGCAGCTTTCGTCAAAGTCGAAGGTGCAGCCAATAGTCACGTAAACGTAAGGAACAGGATCGCTCGGATCAAAGTCATAGAAGTCTTGACGCAAGGCAGGCCAGTCTTCATTCTTTTTAATAGCAACAAGTAACCCATAAAGCTCTTGGCGCAAGCTCGGAAGTTGCTTGAGCAACTTTTGCACTGCTGGCGAAGTGTCGCAAACTGTAGCTGGCATAGCCTGTAAAGTGTAGGGTTGACAGCCGGTTTGCCTGTAAGCTCCCCGACAGATCCACAATACCATGCCAGCCCCAGATATGCAAGCGAACAGCTCTGATAAGTTAGCTGACTGTAACAGTAAAGTAGGCGAGCCGCTTGCCAGCAAAGTTCCCGCCCAATCCCACAACTTTTAATCGTACCTCGCAATGTTGCGCGATAGTGAATATGCAATCTTTAAGCTTTATCTTGGCACAATGGAATCACCACAGTGGTCACACTTTAATGTGTAAGGTGTTTTGTTTACATTGTCAGCTTTAATAAACCAAAGCGAATCAAGTGCAAATCTTTTTCGCTCTGTTCCGCAACATTTACTGCAAATCTTAAAACCTCCAACAGTGTAAACGTATCTAAACTTTTGATTGCTTGCGAACGTGATCTCGGCAAGCCTTAGGCTTTGGGATGCAACCGTCATCAATGTTTTCTTTAATTTGTTTGTAGAGCTTTTTAATCCGCGTTTGACATTCTTCCCAATCGCTTCTTCTAGGTGGAGAGCCTCCATCCCACAACATTGAAATAAAGTGTGGACCAGCTTTGTAAAAAAATTTTAGTGCTACAAGTAAAAGTCGCTTCTCAAAGTTAGTAAATTCCATCTTACGATGCAATGACTTGAATAGTCGTGCACAGCTCCTCTAAAGTGCCATTGTTTTCAACTACAAAATCCCATTCGTGAAAATCTCGCAAAAGAACGTCCGATGAATGGCTATCTTCCCTAAAAGTATTGCGCACAATTTTAACTAACTTAAAATCGTAATAGCGAAGCAATCTTAGTTCATTCGGAAACCTAACATCATCAATGCAAATTAAAGTTTGTGCATGAATGATCTTTTGTTCAGCAATTCTTACCCATATATCAGGATCAATGAGATTCCGTCCCCACTCAGTTCCAAGTGTTCTGGCAAGGTGCCTGTAGCTAGCGCCAAGAACTTCAATGTTTTGTTCTTTGCCTTCATTCAAAAACCAATGAATTTCATTGTAAGAATATCCACTAGAGTGAAGCAATCTCTCAATCATAAATCTGAGAGGATCTGCAAATGAGATCTTCATGTAATCAAAGTTGTCTACCAAGAATTTTGCAGCAGTGCTCTTGCCTTGCTGGGGTGTAGACGACCAAAAAGCAATGTTTCTCATTGTTAAGTCGCTTCGTATATGTAGAAGTTAATTGCAAAGTCTGACTCTTGCACTGGTCTAGTGCTCGAATAGAAAAACGGATCAAACCAAGTGTTTTCTATCTCAGTGCAAGCATCAAGATAGTCTTGGTCGATGTTATCTACGCATTTCAAGCTGGCAGCTTGAATGGGCAAATCTAAGTTCTTGAGTTTAGCTTCAGCTAACCTAAGCCAAAACAGCAACTTGCTACCAAGCGTGGTGAATGGCCCTTTCTTGCAGGTCTCCCAGGCCCAGCCAGAAACCATGTTCTGTCTTTGAGTTTGGCAAAAAACCTGCCAAGCAAAAATACCGTGCTCCATGCCAACAGCTTCCTGGACGGGTTCAAGCTCCCAATCCAGTTCTCTGGGGCAATCAAGCTTCCAGTTGTCGTATCCTTGTATCATGGCGTGAATGTGGCCTTGTAGTTGAGCAGACCCATCCTACCACTCACCCTGTTGGATGCAAGACAAGAAAACCGCTCCAGGGCCAGCCAACTCTTTTGCACACTTAATAGCCGCAGAAAGACTGGAGGCAACAACGTTAAAAGTTGCATGGCCAAAGGTCACTGAATAGCTTTTCATTAAAGAGACTGCGCTTTTCTGATACATTCAGCAATTAAACGAGATTTTTGCTTTCGACAAACTTCAACAGACAGGTTGTCAAGCTTGCCGATAGCGATTACCTCAAGCAAGTGATTTACCTTGACGCACCTCAGGTTAAGGCACCTGTCCATAGAAGAGAAGAAGCCGTAGTACCAACGAAATTTGCCAAGATTGTTTACAGGCCCCAGCAAAGTTGTATGCGGTCCCTGCTTTGCTGGCCAATTCAATCCTTTGACTTGAATTACAGTGTCCATTGACGATTCCTCAATTCATTCCTGCAGGCTTTGACGAGCTGAGCATTGTGGCCATGGCCAGCAGCATGGTACTTCAAATCACAAGTTGAAAGTAACTTTGCTTTCTGACGATGAAATTTCCATTGCTGGCTGCGCAGTTGAAGCCGATTGCATTGCTCAATAATCCAGTCAATCATGGGGAAAATTTTTTGTCGAATTGAGTTTTTGATGGCTAATTTTGCCAGAATTGACGAGTGATGCCCGGATGCGCTCCGGGCGGGCGGTGGTGGGGTCAGGCAGCGGCCAGGGCCTCCTCCTCTGGCATGAGACGGCCTAGCTCGCGCCAAGCGTCCTCATGGGTGCCACAGGGCGCGTGCCAGCCCTCCAGGCCCACAGGAGAGTCTTCCTCCTGCAGCTCTTCCCAGCCAGCCTGGTGGCGAATCTTTTCGATCTCCAGCAGACGCCAGTAGGCATTGGCCCAGCCCAGGAACTGGGCATCGCTCCAGTAACAGAGGCCTCGGTCAAAGCCGGGAAGATGCACCCAGTAGGTCTGCTCGCCTAGGCCAGTAACATGCGAACGAGGTTGATAGCCCGCAGCTTCGCAAGCTGCAAGCGCTTGATCAACAGTGTTGAAAGTCATTGGTTCAGCCTTTAGGAAATTCGGTGTACTCTTTAACGTAGTGAGGGAAAGCGTCAAGAAGTATCTTGTAATTTTTTGGATCTGCGGCGACCATGGCATCAGCAAGTTTCGATATGAAATTGCCGCCATACCGACGCATATTGTCCACAAGGGGGAATTTAGGTGTCATAGCAGTGAATGGATGTAGCGCTGTCTTGCAGCTTATCAATCTTATAGAGCGGACTGGGCATCTGTCAAGCTTTGCCGTCCAGCAGAGATACGAGTCATCAGTTTTCAGTTCCAACCCATTGGGTTTCCCATTGGGGATAGGCCTTCCCAGTTGGCTGTATGCCACAATCCGTCCACTTAAGCTGCTTAACAAATGCAAGGTCCAGCATTTCATCGAAACTGGAAGGAATCATCTTTCCACCATAGGGTGCGTCTTTGTTAATCATTACATAATACTTGTATTTTGTTGGGTTGTACTTGTTTCTGAATTTTACGAAATAATCTTGGCACCGAATAAAAAAAGCTTCAAATGCGCTAAGCTTTTTTTCTTGTGCTGCTTGAATGTAGTATTCACGAGCGCCTAGTCTGCAGAAAGTTTCAATAAAATGAGAACCCTCTGGCTTGAGAATCCAGATGAAAACATGGTCTTCAGGAACACATGAAAGCGCATACTTGTCGTCAAGCGCAACTGATGTCCAATTTTGTTGAACTTCAGTTTCAGCTTCAATCATCATCTTGTCATGAAAATTGAACAAGTAGTGATCAAAGCGTTCGCGTTCGGCTTGGCTCGGGAGGGGGTCGCTGGTTTGCTGAGGCATGACTGGTTTAAGTGGACCTAGGCATCCTATCAAAACGCTGGGCCTATAGCAAGCCGAATTGGCGATTCATAACAAAACTTATTTTACAGGTCTGGAACAGGCGGTAGCATAAGGCACGGATAGAGACAGCGATCTGCCAGCCGCGACCAGTTATCCAACACACGATACAGCGGCTCGAATGGCTCTGTCATAACATAACCTCCTTTCGAGTAAGGACAAAGCCAATTAGCTACAAGGTTGTCAACGTAAATTCTTGGATACTCGTATCGAGTTCCAATCCAAATTACACCACTATCGACTGGCCTTGTTTTTTCCATGCACCTTACAAAGGGATAGAATGCACCTTCAAGAGCAAACTTGTGAATCGTGTACATTCCACCCCAAGCAAGCTGGGAAAAATTTTTTGCATTTTCAGAAAAATACTCCTCTGACAGGAATTTTAGCTTGCAATATTTTTGAATCTCAAACTCAGAAGCATAGCAATCTTTTATTCTGACAAGCAATGTTCGATCAGGGCACAACGCTTTCTTGCACAATGCAAAACGATTATCGGTTTGGCTTGCGGTAAACATCGGCCAACCATGCTTATTGATTTTTTCGTGATACCTTACAGCTCTTGCCATGGTTTTGCTTCTTTGAAAGGGTATCGCTCTTGATATTCTTTTATTTCCTTAATGTTGTAAGTAGCTACAATAGTTCTCAAAAGATAACTATTGAGTCCCGTTGAATATTTTGCAGGGTCCAGCAGGTTAAGCCAGTCCAACATTTCTTTTGATTTCTTGGCACATAAAGACCAGTATCTCCGAAGAGAAGCCGCTTCCTGAGGCGCAACAGTTTTTGCAACCATGCCGGAGTAAGGACATATAAACTCAGAGACACCTGGAGCGCCATACCCTCTTACGCAGTAAAGTTTATACCATTTGTATTTAGCCCTGCTGGAAGCTTTTTTGATTTGAATAGATAACTTCATTTTTATATTATAGATTGCTCTGTGTTTCCAGTGATGAGTGCCAATCCAGGGTGATTTCGGTGCTGGCTGGTCAGGCGGGACAATAGTGATTTTGAACGGAAATCGCTTCTTTCCCTTTACTGTCCTCGCCACCTTGCAGAAAACATCGACGAGCAATAGGATACCGCTTATGAGGTCGTCTTCTTACCAATTCACGATCCTTCGAGGCGGGGATACCCCTGTCCTAGGAGTTTTGCGCGATTGGCGGGGAGGCAACGAAACTGCTCTTCAGCACCTAGAGAAAGCCTACCCAGATTGGACTCAAATCACAATCCAAAGAATCAATGGGCCTGCCACTAAGTCAGCCAGACGAAGAAGAAATTTTAGGCGCTTACAAAAAAACAGAACTAGCCATCAATCAGTGTGTAGCATCATTCGAGGCTCTTGTAGCCGTACTTGAGCAAAAAATTGCCTGCCTAGACGAAAGCTCAAAAAAAGAGCTAGGGAACTCTTTTGCTATGATCGGCTCTAGTATGTTTCGGCTTGGCGTTCTTCGCTATAAAGTAGAAAAAGCCGGCCTGCATGAAAGAAAGTTTCGAGCTAGGAGTTCCACTCCTCTACCGCCTTAGAAATTGCTTTTTTATACGAAACTCTTTTGATAACAAGCGCAGTCATCCGCAAAGAAACCACCAGCTTCAGGGAAGCCCATACCACACTTGCCATGTTCCCAATGATTACAGCTAATGCAATTAAGCCGTGGCTCTTTCGCAATCGCTGAATCATCGCCCAGCAGAATAGTGCAAATTTTATCGACGGCCTGTAATTGTTTATATCGCAACTGAGAGATTTCGTATGTGGTCTCACGGTTTCCGCAGCTCAAGCAATGCTTGCGCCTGCGTATCGCGTTGTTGTTAAATCGTGTTTCAATGACTCGCAATTCTTTAGCGCCGCAGTTCAAGCAGGTGAACGGGAGGTGATCTCGGGCGATGTCGATGGGCCTCCGTTCACAGGACATTTTGAGGCACTCCATTTGCGAGTCAACGGCAAATCTAGCGTCAAAGTCTATTTCGCTATTGATGGCAGTTATTGTCAACAACATACTTGGCTGCTGCCGATGTATCTGCATCACGGCCAGACGCTGGACGGCTCGCATCAAAGCTGTAGTCAACTGCCGCCTTTCTGGCTGGAGCAGCATCAACATTCATTTTGCGCAACTCGCAAAATCGCTGACCATACATGACTGGATCAATAGATTGAGCCATAGATGGCGCTGAAAGCATTAGCAGAATTACAATAAGTTTCATTTGATTTCAGGTAATTTAAGATTAGTTTGTGTGTGCTGGGTTTTTCTTAAGGCGCTGGAGATTTGATCCAAACGATCTTCCAGTTCGCCCAGATAGTTAAACAATCGTTCATAAACTAAGCCTTCGTTTTTCATTAGTCGCTTAGCTACGCGCTTGCCTGGATCAGTCAAATTTACTGAATCGAGTACGCGCTGTTTTGCTGATTTGAATAGTCTCATGGTTGACTAAAATAAGTCAGTTAAATCAGGCTTTTTGTAGTTCGGTCCTTTCATGACTTTGCCAGAAGCATTGTAAATGGGCTTGCCATTGTCATCTAGTTTGCTCATGTTAGAAGCATGAACCCTGTCAAGAGCTGCTTCAAGGTCAACGTTCAAAAAAGCCGCCATTTGATAGCAAACATAAACTAAGTCCGCAAGCTCCTTGAGAGCATGGGCCTTTGCTGCCCTGCTGGGCACAGCCGTCCACTCTTCAATGGCTTCTTTGAACTCATCAGCTTCTTCTTGAATTAAGCCAAGCTGCATACTAAGCCTGGAAATATCTTCAAACTTAATCGCAGCCTCTGGATGAAGACTGGGTTGTGCAAATTTACGGCGAAATTCCAGCGCTTGAGAAAGATGTGTCATAGCAAAAGGAAAAGAAAAGCCCCGTGTAATCCGGGGCTAATTAACAAAAGCCAGCAAAAATCAAAGATCTAGTTCGCTGTCCTCATCCGTTTCGTCAAAGTCAAGGTCAAGCTCTTCAGAGGAGACGTACTCGTCAGGATCAGCCGCAAAGATAGTGATTTTGCCTTTTTCGGCTTCAATGCGGACGCGGGAATCAAGCTCGGCGCCAAATGGGAAGCCGGCGATCGTGGTGTAGCGGCCACCAACAACAATGTTACCAGTCTTGCCAATCTTGATGATCGGTTGACGATTGCTGCGACGATTGCTGCGAATCGGAGGAGCAAGGTTGGTGCCTTGAGCTGCCAGCAACGCTTGCATGTAAGCAAACGTATCAGAGGTAGCCACTCGAACTTCCACTTCACCAGTGGCAGTTGTGGTGAACTCTGAATAGTAGCCACAGGCATGGGCAACCTTGTCGATAGGCGCTCCCTCCATTTCGGAAGTGATTTTCAGCAGCATCTCGGGAGAGACGGGCGTTCCCTTCTTACTGGTTGTAGCAGGCGCTTTTTTCTCGGTAACTTCAGGCATTGGATCGGGGGTGACAGTGGGTTCAGCCGCTTCAGCGGTGTTCTTTCGGCGGGGCAACGTGAAAACTCGTTGACGACTGGCCCATCGTAGCTTGAAATCTCCAAATGCGCAAGCCAACCGGCTCACTTTTCTTAAAGAGGCCACCAGGGGCGTAAATACAGGAATGAAACCTGCTGGTCGGTTGGAGCTGACTGCCACCATTGGACCCCACCAGGAACACGAGAGCACTTGTCGTCTACTAGAACATTCGCTTTTACAGCGGCGTCAAGCACGGCACCTTGCAAGTTGTCAACATCTGATCTGCCATGACCATGAAATTCAAAGCCAGCAAGAGCGTACTCAAGGGGCGGCGACCCAGCCCATTGCAGCGTCAGCGATGCCTGGGCGGCCTTGAGCCAGGCCCTGTACTTCGCTGAGGTAAACGACCTGCCCATACCCTGTCTGGGGCGTTCCTTGGGCTGTAGAGGGCCATCGAGACGAAGCGTGATCCAGTCATTCGTCCCATCCGGCCCCGGCTGCAGAAGAATCATCATCATGTTCTGGATTCCCTGACCCTGATAGATTCTCACTTTCACAGCGACGAACGAGTTTTAATGCTAACAGCTTGGCCTTGCCATAGCCAAGCCTCGCGTACAAGCTATCTGAAAGCTGATCAAGCTGGAAATCCGTAGGGTTCTGATAGGTCTTGATAGGCTTCAGAATTGCCTGTTTTTCTTCAAAACCCTCTCCGTAGTAACAAGCTTGGACTGTCTTATACTTTCTGTCCCAGCCAATATCGTTGAGAAGGCTGGGCTCTGTCTTGTAAATAAATCGCGCCCATCTGTAGGATAAAATTTTTGTTTTCTTGGGTAGCTTTTTATTATAGTAGATCATATACATTATGCGACGAAACTCGAAGTAATCCTGAGGAAACTGAAATTCAGGATCTTGCTCTCTGAGCCATTTAATAAATTGATGTGCGTATTTACTCTTTGACTTTTCCTTGAGAGAAGACTTTACAACATTTGCCGTGAATCCATTTAGATCTTTAATTCCTAACCCATAGTAAACGCTTTGGAGAAAGTCTTTAATACCCTTTAACTCAATTTCTTTGTTCTTTAGAGTTGTATATTTAAGATACACTTTTGCTTCGGCAATCTGAAGCATTGCCATAAAAAAAGGCTCCGAATCTTGGCCCGCCATGACGGTGCCAAGATGAAGCCTTGCCTGTTCAATTAGCATCGCCCCGTAATGGGGATCGCTTTTATTTAACATTGCTAGGGGACTTACTGGCGATCACCCTTGATGATGCCACAGCGAGCATGGATACTCAGGAACCACATCATCTCAATCAAGACTCCAGACTCTAAGCGCTTCTGGCCAGAACGAAGCTGGAAATTACCGCACGGCCCGAGCAGTAATCCTGTCAGCGCTAAGGAGAGGGTGACATTGGCTGCTATGTAAGCCGATGCCATGCCCCTGTTTGCTAGAAGGGCAGCTCTTCCTCTTCTACTGGGGCTGCTGGGCGGGACTTGGCGGCTGGTTTGCGAGCCCCACTATTAGGGCTGCCACCGCCGGAAGCGTTCCCAAAGGCAGCTCCTTCTTTTTTGGAGCCCAAAAAAGTGAAACTTTGGCACCTCAAAACCATTTTGCTTTTCTGTTCGCCATCCTTTTCCCATGTTTCCTGCTGAAGCTCTCCACTAACAATTAGCTGAGAACCTTTGCGAACATAGTCAGCAATGGTCTGTGCTGGCTTGCCCCACACCTTGACGGACACCCACATGGTTTCACCTTTGTAGTCTTCAACAGCAATGCTGAAATTAGCAACAGTTTTGCCATCGTCAAAATAACGAAGCTCAGGATCTCTCCCAACATTGCCGCTGAAGGTGCAGTTATTAAAAGATGCCATTTGTTGTAAAGAAGTTGTGGTTGAGATTAGAACTCTGGTCCATCATCGTCTGCAAAGTCAAGAATGTCAAGCCTTTCCTCAAGATTGGCAGTCGGAAGGCTGGGGCGGAATCGCGCTTCACCAGCCATTTTTGGCGGAAGGGTGTAACAAGCATCCTTCAGGTAAATTTGACAGTATTTGCCGCCACCAGCTTCCTTCCGCCTTTCACTAATTGAAGTCACACAGCCAAACATTGTTATATAATCGCCATTGTTAATGTATTCTTCAATTGGCCTAATTTTTCTGCCATAAAATCTTGAAGATACATAATGAACCTCCTTGCCAGCAGTAGCAACGCGGAGGGTTATTTCGGTGTACCTCCCATAATTACCTTCCTTGATGGACGGCTGTTCCGTAACGTAACCGTCAAAACTCGCTGAAATCATTGAGTGACTCGCTTTGATTTAATTTTGCCAATGGCCTGGGGAAGACGGAGTTTTCAAGTTCTTTGTAAACACCAAACCTTTCGATAAACTCGTTAACGCCTTCTCTGATCTCCTCGATTGACATTAAGTGCAAAAATGGTTCGCACCAGTCATAGCAGATACAAATCGCAGCCTGCTCAATAGGCGGAAAATCATCACCAGCAAGTTCAATGTTGTGGCCAAGGACGTAAGAAGCAAGCTGCACCTTTGCCTCTGAATAGCGACTGATCGGACGAGGTTTTTTCTGAACGCCTTTCTCAAGGCAGGACCTTGCGCTTTTCCAATCAAAAACCGTGTATTTTCCCTCAAACCAACATCGATTATCTGGAGTGCCAGCAAATCCATGGCGACAATAAATAGGCTGTTCAACTATGAAACTGCTTTGCTCAAGGCCAGGCCATAAAGAGTCTGGTCCATTTTGCGTTTTGATTTCTTCAAGAAGAGGCATGAGATAATTGAGATAGCCAGGAATGTTATGCGACATCAATTCTTCAACTGAAGGCGCTTCAGCTGAATGAACATACTGATCTCCAAGCAAGCACATCTCAATTTCAGCGTGAATTAGAGTTCCACGCTTTTGCCCTCTTGCAAGGATTTCTGGCGCATCTGGCTCATTATTCTGCCACCAAGTCAGACTCTTGTGTTTGTCTGGATGAAAAAGTGGCATTGTCTCGCCAAGGATTGTCGAAATCCTGGCGTATTCAAGTCCATCTTTTTCGTAAAAATAATGTTCGCCTGGCATTAGCCTATTGCCTCGCTAGCCGCTTTTTGCAAGTCTGCGGTTGATTGCGCTATCTCCTTTGTGACAATTTGAATTACTTGATGGCCTTTGGTATTTTGCCCAAGATTAAGCTTTTCTGCATATTCGGGAGTCAGCTTTTCAAGAAGCTTTGGCCGCAGGGAATCCTTTACATCTTCAAATTCAGTGATCTGAAGAATTGCTTTAAGCGTTTTGATGCCATCGGAGTTGATTCCGACTTGTTCCATTTTAGCTAACAAAGTATCGGCGAACTTTTGAGCCACCTTCTCAGATTGAGAAACTTGCTCAAGATTGAGAGGCTTGTCTTCTACGTTACGTTGTTCTTTGTCATACAAAGCAAGGCCGAACTGGTTGCCGAAGGTCATCAGAGCCCGCTTCATTGCATCAGTTGCGGCCTCCTTGACTGCAGATTCATGCGCTTGGCCAAGATCAACGTCAATGCCATGGCCGGCGCCAACACCTTCCCTTTTGATTCCGTTTACATTTACTCGGATGCTGGCGACATAAGAGACCCCCCAGCCAGCCTTTTGATCCCGACCAATCTTGCGTTCCCGCTCAGAGACACACTTTAGTTCAATGATTTCTTGATCCCAAGAACCAAAGCCAAAGATACGATTAGCCTCGCTAATTGCGTACCAGCCTTCGATATAGGAAAGATTTCTGCCGCTCTGGCTTCTGGTTCTTACGGCTTGGCTAGAAAGAGGTTCTTGCAGCTCCTGGAGCTGCTTGTCGCTAAAAGCTGTTGGGTTCATAGTTGCGGAGCGCTGCTCCGAATTGGTTGACGACCGCCAGTCTATCATGCTGTTGACCTTGCAGCAAGCCTTGTGAGCACGAAAGGGGCCACCAACTTAAACAGAATCTTACGGATTACCGCAAAGCTTCTGTTTGAAAAGGGGGAAGACGCTCCATCAGTGGCGAACCTTCTCCAAGGCTTCGTCAACCCTGGCATGGTCCGGGACTGGTACGAACGGTATTGCGAAGTCAATGGCCTTCCTGGCTCAGTCAACAGCAAAAAAACGCACCGCCGAATGCCGATGCCGCCAATTGATTTCCAAGCGATCGAGATACAAAAATTAGAAGAATTGCTTGAAGTTCCACCAGGGATGGACTTTGGCGACACGCCAGAGCCGGAGTGGTGAGGAAGCGCTAGGCTTTCAAAGCTGGACCGAAGGCAAGAGCCCGGGCCCAGCAGCAAAACCCCTTCAGAAGATTGGATTATGGACGGCGTGCCAAAAATGCCAGCGGATGTTGTTGCGTTGCTCAAGGATATGGCGAAGATTCGTCATACAATTCTCGAAAATGCACCGCAATGCCTACCGCTTCTTGCCCCGGCCTTTGTTGATGCCGAACAACGGATCTACGCTATCTTGAGCCACTGATTCTTTGGCAGCAGTTTTGGCTCGATTCCTGACTCTGACGCTCTGCTTCTCTTTGTTGATCTGCTGCATTTTTTCTTTGAGTCGATCGGCTTCGTAATCAGGCTGCCGATTCCTCATTTTTTGAAGAGTTTCTTGGTAGCCAGGACTTTCAAGTTCTGGAAACTTTTCAAAAATACTGGTCCAGTTAGGCTGCGGCATTACAAGGGATACTTTTCAAAAATAACAGAACTTTTAAGGTCAATGCAACATTGGAGTGTGCCGCACATTCCATGTCTATTTTTGGCAACAGAAATGGCTATCTCATATTCATCTTTTTCCTGGTCATAGTAATTAGGCCTAAGCAGGAACATTACAATATCAGCGTCCTCTTCGATCCTACCAGAAGCGCGAAGGTCTGCCATGTTGGGCATCTTATCGCTTCTGTTTTCCACTCCTCTATTGACTTGGCTTAGCAGAAAAATATCTATGCCGATGTTTGTGGCAAGTTTTTTCAAAGCTCTCGTAACATTACCTATATTAGAAGCCTCCGTATTCTGAGCATCGCCAGAACAGCCTTCTACAAGTTGCAAGTAATCAATGAAAACAGCGGAAAGATTTTTCCTGGTTTTTGCAAGAAGCCTGATCTTAGCGGAAATTGTGTCGATAGCTTCAGATGTATCAAAAATATGCAATCTTTTTACTAACTGAGAATCAGAATAGCTTTCAAGCCTTGCCCTCTGAGCAGATGTATAAGTTCTGAGCCTAAGGTTGTTAGAGCGAATGGGATCGACAAGTTGTTTCTGATAGCTCAAATTCATATAATCAAGACATGCAATGGATTTATATTGCACTTGCTTTTTCGACATCTCTAAACTAAAAAAAGCAGCATCGCAGTAAGTGTCGGCCAGCACGGTTGCAAGGTGAATTGCAAATGTACTTTTTCCCATCCCAGGCCTTGCAGCTATCACCACCAACCGACCTGAATATGGTGAATTCCTTTTTGCAACACCACCTTGTATCGCTCCATCAAGTACATTGATACCAGTGGGAATTGCAATATCTCCGGGCAGTGGCGAAAGTGCCTCATTGAGAGATGACTGCCAATCGTCGTCCCTTTTATCAAAAGTTGAAGCGTTAAACCATATCTCTTGCTGACTTTCTATTAAAGAAGGAATATCTTCTTCAAAGACTTTTTGATCTGGAACGCCAGCAAGGATGGTAATTATTTTCTCTGCATTGATCTTAAGGCTTGCTCTTGCAAGCTTAACCCTCCAGAGAGGTATAACAGAATAGAAAGATTCAATGCTAAAAAACATCGAAGGAGACTTTGCGACTTCTTCAACATGTTCACTTTCATCTTGATAGCCCATTGACAGAAGCAATTTTTCTGCCATCACAGAAATGCTTCCAGGTACTATTAAAGATGACTTGACCGAATCAAGTGCAATTTTCTTTATTATATGAAAAAGCGCTTTCTTGTGTGTTTCGGCAAACCATTCTTGATCTACTTGAGTTACAAGTTCACATAGCCCTGCTGGAGATCCTTGTTCATTTTCAAGATAAAAAATACAAGACGAAAGAAATGAGTCTTCTATCTCATTAGTATCCCAAGTATTCATCTGGGATACGATTGCAGAAATCTCTTCGCTCATTTAATTCAAAGTGTAGATGATAGGCGACATTACTGGTCTGCCTTGATTTAATGTTTTAGTTGCTATGCCGTTTTCTTTTGCAAGTTTCTCAATAGTATCCTTGTGTCCAGCAAACCCAAGTGATTGCCAATTTCTTTCGGAAACATATTCGCAATAAAATTCAAGAACTCCAGCATCCCTTGCATACTCAAGAGCACGCATGGTTGAACTTGTAAGCTCTGGCTTGAGTTTGTATTTTTTTTGTCTTCTATCAAGCCATTGCAACAGATGCTCACGATAAGGATTCAGCCACTCAGGCAGTTCTACCCCTGCTGGAGGCTGTTTTGGCTGCTGGGGGGATATAGGGGGGTTTTTATTGTTCATTGGTTCTTGTTCAATGGTTCTTGTTCGTGTGTCACCCTGACAGGGGGCCCCTTCCTGTGTGACATGGGGGGCTTGTCCGATTGACAGGGGGTAGTGTCCCCCTGACACGGGGGGTGGAGTGGGGCGAGCCTCGTTGCCAACCGGAAGACCGTCCCAAATCATTAAGCGATATAAATTTGTTTTTTGGCCAAGTTCATCATATCTCGGAATTTTTTCTATGAGATTTTTCTCGACAAGCCCTGCAATCGACCTGATGACAGAACTTTTACTGATTCCGGCGCAAGCCGCAATAGTGCTTTGACTAGGGAAAACGTCATCGCCCTGTCCAGCTCCACTAGCAAAATGCTGGAGAATGAGCAAAACACAAAGTTCGTGACAAGACAACCAACCAAGCCGTCGCTTTTGTTTTTCAATAATCCAATTTGGTAAAGCAGTAAAAGTCTGCTGAGCCTTAATACGCGCCATTTGCTTTACTGCTGGCAAATCAGTTTTCTTGCGTATTTGAAATTTCAGCCAAATGCTTTTCAAGCCAAGCTTCAAGCGCAATTGTCACTTCACCGGAAATGCTCCGATGGTGAGCAGCGGCCAATATACGCAGCTTTTGTCGCGTTTTTTCTTCAATTCCAACTACAAGACGGGGAAGCGGGGTTGGCATAAAATCTGTGGTGAACGCACCAATGGTAGCATGGGGGAGCCAGGGGGGAGGCACTCGGGTGCAATTAAGGGCAAAGCGTTGAGATGCCTCGTCAACCCGCCTGCTGGAGCCTCCGCCTTGCTGGCCAAGGAATGAGTGCCTAATGCTGCCTCAGGCCTCTTCCTGGCCCTGCTGGAGGGGTCTGGTGAAGCGCCAGTAGTGGGGATTCTTCGCCTGTGGCAGGTGCCAGGCAGAAGGTCTCTTGCATTTTATTGACAGCTCGGCATATAAACTGTAGAATCTTGAAGCTTTCTATTCACCAAGCGAATGTCAGCATTCAACAAAAGCACTGAACTGAGAATTGGAGACAGCGTTTACGCTAGATTTTTTGGCGAAGATCTGCTTATAATCGAAGACATTGCTCAGGTTGCGTCAAGGTTTCCCCATTACTTGTGCTATCTCAGGGGAGAGAAATATTTGATTCCTAAAATTCACCTTTCTACTAGATCTCTGCTTGTTGACACTGGAGCCGGGAATCGTCGCCAGCTAGAGCTTCTGTAGAGCTTCGCTGCTCAGCTGCGTCACACCTTGACCGGGAGTCGCTGCCGCTGTAGGGTTTTTGCGTGCCTAGCGCAAATCCGCAGATCCTGAAGCTGCGTCTTTAGACTAAGCAAACTTAAGCTAAAGCCAGCAAAACAGGATGCAAGCACTGCGCGACCATGAGCCTTGAAGAGTATTCAGCAGATATAGTTCGTGTTCCATTGCTGACATCCGACGAAGAGATAATACTTGGGGGATATATCCAGAAAATGATAAAAATTCTCAGGGACAACGGGCTAAATGAACAAATATCGCAAAAAAATCTTCTTGATTCCACTAAAAATTTAAGTCCAGAAGCGAGGTTAGTAATAAAAAGAGGGCTGAGAGCAAGAAGTCGAATGATTTCAGCAAACATGAGGCTCGTGGTCGCTGTTGCAAAAAAAATTAAAACAACGCAAACTCATCTTACGATTCAAGACTTAATTCAAGAAGGTGCAATTGGTTTGACCAGAGCATCTGAAAAATTTGAGCCAGGTCGTGGATATAAATTCAGCACTTACGCCTACTGGTGGATAAGGCAAGGAATAGTAAGGGCCACTGAGTCTCAAGAGAAGGCAATTCGAATGCCATCGAATATGCAGAAAACAGCAAGGCAAATCAGAGAAACCAGAGATAAATTGACGTTAATTCTCAAAAAAGAGCCGACAGTCGCTGAGATAGCTATTGACATGGAAGAGGACATAGAAAAAGTAAAAAAAACCTTGCTTGCTGATTCGGTAGTTGTTTCTTTGGACTCGAATGTAAGCCAAAGTGGCGATCAGATTTCGTTGCTGGAGCTAATTCCAGCAAGCGCGTCAGACGAAGATAACGACGACAGCCTCGAAAAAATAAACTTTATCTTAACCATTATCAGCGCTTTGCCAGAAGAAGAGCAAGAGCTTGTCAAGCAAAAGTATGGAATTGGCTGCCAACCTGTTTCAGCAAAAGAAATCGCAGAAACTAGCGGAATCAGTAAACATGCCGTCCGCCAAAAACAACAAAATATCATCAAAAAAATTCAATATGTCGTAAATACTTTTTTTTCTAGTCAAGTCCCTTAGATCGGATTTATTTTTATTTTAATCCCGCTGCCGCCAGTCGTCGCGTTGCTCACGTCGAAACCAGCTGAGGCGGTAGTTCGCTGACAGCATCAATATATCGCGGGTGCGTTAACCATAGCCAGCAGCCAAATAGCGTGCCATGTGCCAAAAAGTAAAATTGCCCCTAGCAAGCCCGACCAGAGTGCAACGCGCAATTCATGTCGTCTGATCGCTTGCTCTATTAGAGCTTGGATGTCCTCTCTGCTCACTGCTGCCTTCCTTTGGGCAAACTGTAGGTGCACACTACGGTTGAGAACACCATGGCCAGCAAGCAAAGATTGCCACAGCTTAGGCAACGCGACTTGATGCCTTATGTAACGGTTGGCACCGATGTGCGTGGTTCAGCATGTTGGTTGGTAATTGATCGTGATGTTGTAATCGAATGTATTAGCGGTGAGCGTGCGTTAGCGGTGATGAAAAATTTAATTATCGCCAAAGGTTGATCAATAACTTGGTGATGTTTTTAGCGTTCAGCAATAATTGCCCAGCCTTTGCCAGGGGCGTAGCGATAGGCACCACCGCCGATGGGCTCCACCATCCAGCGCTTGCCGAAATTGAGGCGGTTGTAGCGCATAAATCGCGCCACTCCGCCCAGAGACTCACCACTGAGCAAGTTCGCTTCTCCGAACGGGTCGTGAACAATCAAATGCGTGGGATCTTGACCCACCACGATCAGCCAGTGACCACCGCCGGTGGGTTGCTCCACTGGACCGCGATGGATGAAGCCACAAGGCACTGGCACTCCGACGGCAATCTGGCGTTCGATCAGCGCAAAAGATGCGTTCTGCACGAATTTGGCCTTGATACCGTAGCTGCTCAAAGCCTTGAGCTGAGCAGCGGCATCAGTGGTGTCGCCGTACTGCTGGACACGCTTGAGATACTGATCGTCACCGTTGGAACCGATGAATGTGCCAGGTTTGAGGTACTGCAGGAGCATCGCGCAGGAACTGCTGAAGCACATACGAGCCGCTTGGCTGCGATCAACGCTGTCCATCTGCGCATACCAGGGCACCTGCAGCGGATTGCCATAGCCAAGAGAAGTGCTTGGCTGCGATGGCGTATTGGGGAATGCAGCCGCAGCCCGAGCATAGTAGGCCTCTCGATCTGCCAATCCGTTTGCTGGGTCTCTTCCATTAACCCGAGCTGATATTTGACGGCAAGTTGCACCCGAGTCGCAATAAGCATTCATGCCATTGAGATGCCACCAAAAACCAGCAGAAGTAAAGGGATATTTGTTGGCTACATAGGCCGCCCCATCCATAACATTTTGATCTTTGATAAAATCAGCAAATTGTTGATAGTTGTAGCGTCCCGTAAGCTGAATTGCGCCAGCGCCTTTGTAGCGCGGGCCATCGCCAGGCCTTGCGTTCCCCAAATCTTTGCGGTCTTCGTAAGCGTCGCCGCTGGCCAGCTCCATCATCCAACGCAATCCACCGGATTCATGCCCAACTTGAGCCAAGAAATGGCGAATTCGAGCTGGGGTGTTAATTAAAAAACGCTGCAGGCAGGAGTTGAGATCTGCAAGCTGGCTGTCCCTGGGGGCTCTGGTGAACACCGCAGTCGCCTGGGTCATGCTGATCATCTGAGAAGTCGCCGGAGTAGTCACTGGAGACGCCAGCAGGGGGGCCTTCGTCTCCACTGCCGCCTTCCAGATGTCTCGAAGCTCGCCGCCTTCCTGGAGGGCTTCTGGGTCAAGCTCCGCCAAGCGATCAAGTACGGCCTGAAGCCAAGCTCGGTGATGAGCTTTGCTCGGGTTGTAGTGATTGACGTAGTTACCGTTTGGAATTTTGCCCACAGGTGTTTCAATCACGTTTCCACGGAGCTTTGATTTCCATTGCACCACCTAGCAAGCGGCTATCACCAGTCTGCAGGGTGTCATCAATTGGGTGCTCAATGATGTTTGGCGGTGGCGGCTCAGGTTGTGCCGCGTGCCAGGCGTCCACCTGCTGGTCGATGGACGCTAAGGTCTTGTGCTCATTGATGAGCATTCGAGCTTCAGCATCCTGCGGCTTGGTGGTGAACAGGGTCACCATTGGAAGGCCGAGGTTCGGCCTCAGCGCTTTCCCGGCTTAATGGCGTAGAGCGCCTGCAGGATGAGCTGGATGATGCTATTGGACTTCAGCGGGCTGAGTGCGATCAGCTCACTGAGAGCAGCAAGAACGATCCAGAAGGCAGGATGGTTGATGACTTCCACGGTTAGGAGCGCGGGTGCGCTTCTAGTTTAGTCACCCGCTGCTCGACTACGCCAAGGCGCTGGAAGGTCTCCTTACGGTCATCTTTGATGTCAGTGTGCAGCACTTCCAGCTGGGCAGCAATGTGCTCGACTGCGCTGGTGAGGCGAATAACTGCATCGCGTGCTTCATCATTGCGGCGGCTAAATCCCATAGCACCCATCGCCGCCACTGAGATGGATGCACCAGCAACAGCAGCAAGCACTTCAATCATGGCTTCAGTTTAGCCCCTGCCCTGGCCACGCAACTTCTTGCGGCCGCGCCGCCTTGGCCTTGAATGCTGGCCCTGCCCGATTGAGGTGACTTTTGGTGGGCCGGGTTTGTACTCAATGTGAGCGGCACCTTGCTTATTGCGTACAGCCGTCGCGGATTTGCTGGTTGAGGTATTCTCGCAGTGCTTTGTCTGCGGCTGTTGGGTTTGTTTTTAGGCTTAGCTCGAAAATGCGATCCCGGAGTTGCTGCTTACGGGCAGCGCAAAACTGTTGTTGTACCTCCTGGGACTTTGCGTAGCGATTGTCGATTGTCAGTGTCGTGCCAACAATGGCCGCAAGTACAGCACCAGCAGCGGCGAGCAGTTGCAGCGGTTGTTGCATGGTCATTCAAGCTCTAGCGACAATGCTTCGACATCCTTGCGGCTACCGTATAAAGTTTCAAATTCAGTGGCGCTGAGCATCATCACATGCTCATTAGCTGAAGATTCAGATCCTTCATTGCTATATTCCACTACGTAATACCCTTGGCCTCTCATCATCTTTGGAAAGCGCAAGGCTTTGCCGGTAAATGCGCAGTGGCTATATGCAATAGTGTGCTGGGTGTGGAATATGCCGACTAGGTGTAGGCGTGGTTTCATGCAGCGGGGGCCAACGCTTCAATAAAGGCTTCTGGCAGGTCGTACTCGGCAGCAATTTCCTGCACGGCGACGATCAGCTCAGCCGAGATCAGTCCCAGGGCAAGGGCGGCGTTCCAAGAGTTCAGGAATACTCTGCTGTCTCCTTCGCTGGCCTGCTGCAGCCCCACTACCATGCCGCCATAAAGCCCTGGAGCTGCTTGCAGCACGGCGCCGAGCATGGCATTGGCGGCAGGGAGAGCCATGATGACGGCTGAGAAATCTACCCAGCGCGGCACTATTGGTGGTGGTGGAAGCTCTTGCAGTTCCCATGCTTGCTGCCACTGCCCATCAATTTCAACTGGCATCACTTCCACGGCTTTATGCGTGGCTGGATCATGCGCAGGAGGCTCTGTGACTTGCGGCTTGATGATGATGATTGGC